TCGAAGGCCCCGCTGATCGTTGGGCTGTAGTTGATATGCGCGCTACGGGAATTCGAGGTTGAGCTATTCACCATGCGGTCGAAGCTCTGCGTTTGTGGTGCGGAGAGAACGCGCTCGCCGGCATGGGCCATGATGGGAACGGGCATACCGGACATACCGCCGACGACGCCGCCGGCCTCGAAGGATTCGAAGGCCATGACCGCAGCATAGGCTACTGCTGCGGCGGCTGGAGCCAGCGCCGGTCCGATAAGCGGGATGGCCGAAGTTGCGTTGTAGGTATTCGCGGCCGCAATCGCCGCATCCGTTTGAATCATGGGAAGCGATGCCGCCCTGGCCGCCTCGTTCCCGGTGAGGATTAAGACCTCATTTTTAATCCACATTGCCGCCTGTTGCTCAAGCCACTTGGCCACGAACAATGCCAGCTGGTCCAGGATCTGGTCGAACATCTTGGCAAATATGGTGGACACCGGCTCGGTCGAGGTAATCATCTTGCTGATCGCCTGATTCAAATCGCCGGTCATGGTGTTGTAGGCCTGCATGAACTTCTGGGTCTGCTGCTGGAGCGACTTCTCCGTGTCCTGCAATCGCTCCATGTTTCCCCGATGAACGTCGGCCGTCAACTTGTCCTGCAGCGACTTCATCTCGTTCGTTTCTTTACTGTTGGCCTGAACGAGGAGGGCCACCTCTTTCTCGAGTGCCTGCTGGGCTAACTCGATGCGCTTCTGATCCCCGCTCTGCTCGGCTGCGGTGAGCTGGTCTTGCGCCTTCTCGGTAGCCGCGACTATCTGGGCATTGTTGCCGGGGGTGTTGGCCAGCTGCTCGACATCGAACCGCAGGTTCTCTTGCTGAACGGCCTGGTGGAATGCCTTGAGGTCGGCCAGCTGTTTCTGCGCATTAGAAATGAGTCCTACATCGAACGGCAGTTGCGCCTTCTGGTGCGATTCTTCGAGCTGACTGAGTTGTTCCTGGTGCGCGCTCTGGGCCAAGGCCTGCTGCTGTTCCTGCTGCTCCTTTGGCTGCTGGATCTCGACTGTGCCCTTGGAGAAGGTGTCGAGGATGCGCTGGTATTCCTCGGAGTCCTTCTTTAGCTCCTCGTTTTGCTTCTTTGCTTGCTCGTGAACTTTGCCGAATAGATCGCTGGCTGGTTCCCTCTTGCCCTCTTGCTCGCGCGCGGCGTTTAGCTTCTGTTCAACTGCCCGAAGTTGGTCGGTTCCGTATGCAAACGTTCCGATGTACTTATCCCAGTAGGCTGCGGTTTGGTTCGCGCTCTTGCCGTAGACCGCTTGCTCGTCCTCGAGGCCCTGCTCCAGAACTTTGAGCTTCTGCTCGCGCGCCTGGTTGGCAAGCGAGGCGTCTTGCTTCTTCTGCTCTAAGCCGCCCTTCTTAGCCTCTAGCGGCTGGGTCTCCATGCTGGCAATGGTGATTTGTTGGCTCAGCTTGGCCTGTGCGAGCTGCTCCTCGAGCGTCTTGATTCCGGGGGAATAGTCTACGTCCGGTGCGCGGGCCGCGATGCCTCCATAGCCCGGAGTTACCGCAGCGCCCTCAAGCGCCTTCTTCTCCTCATCGTTCTTGCGCTGGAGCGCGTATTGCTGGTTCAGGCTGATCGTCAGTGTCGAGATGTAACGGTCGTATGCCGCCTTGGTGGCCTGCGTCCGGGCGTCGATGGCTCCCGCGATCTTGTCTTTGTCGCCCGCCGCAGCCCGGAATTGCTCGTCGTACGCTACGGTGATCTGGGCTGTAGAAAGGGTCAGCTTTTGGTGCTCGTCCTCGATGTCTTTATTTATCCCGGTCGTTGGGGCTTGTCCGGTGATGAGGCTGGTGAGCTGAGTAACTTCGTGCTTCTTGAGCAGCGCCTCAAGCGACTGGTTATCGGCGTTCAGCTTCTCCTGAAGCTTGTCGGCCGCGGCGATCGCTTCGAGTAGCGCCGTCTGCAGCCCGTTGCCCGGATGATGCTCCAGTTTGTCAATCTGGTCCTGCAGCTTGGAGTTGGTCAGCTCGATATCGTCGAGGTTGACCTGCATCTTCTGGTTGGCTACGTCAAACTCGCGGCCAATCGCGTCCGTGGCCTCGTTGGCCTTCTTCTCGACGTCATAGAGCTTCTCGCCGAGGTCAATGAGGATGGAGATAAGAGCGACGGCGCCAATGATGGGGAAGGCCGCTTGCAGGATGGGACCGAGGCCGAGGCTGGTCACCGCGAACGCTGCCGCGCCTCTGGAGGCTCCCATCATCGAACCGGTAACCAGCCTGGCACCAGTTGTGGCTGCGGTCATTTCCGATACGCTGCGGGCCGATGCCGCTGCGACGGCGTTCATGGCCCCGGCTTCGACTTCCGACGCGGCAGCTACCTCTGTGGATACCGCGACTTCTTTATTGGCAACGGCGATTTCGTACTCGCGAACGTCGGCGAGGTTCTTCTTGGCCAGCGCTAACTGCTCGGCGGCCTCGGCTTCCCGTCGTTGCGCGGCAGCAACCACCGCAGCGGACTCCGCGTCGCGGCGCCCCTGAAGTTGCGCTACGGCGTCGCTAAGTGCCGACTTTGCGGCCTTGGCCTCTAAGGTGGCCTCTGCCAGCTGTAGCTCTGCCGCGCTCAGCTCTTCGGTGGTGCCAACCTCCTGCTGGGCGCTTAACGCCGCGAAGTCTTCCGAGGCGGCTAGATTCGCCTGGGCTTCGACGAGCGCTTCGGTCGCAGCAATGAGGCGTTCTTGGGCAGCCGCTATGGAGGATAGGGCAGCGTCGTCATCGATTTCGGCCTTGATGGTTTCGGCGATGACTTCGTTTAATGCTTTGCGTGCGGCTACCTGCTCAAGGGTGGCGGCAGCGACCTCGAGCTGCCCTTCGCTCTCCTGCTCGCCTGCTGCGGCCAACCCCGTCGGAGGGGCGGCAACAGCGACCCCCGCCGTGGCCGCCCTGGGACGACCAAGCAGCACACCGGCTTCCGCAGCCGTGTTCCTTAGTGCCTCCAGTTTTTCCCGCGCAGCATCTACACCAGCCGTGTATTCGGCCAGCGCCGCCGCGGCCTGTTCGCTGCCCTGTTCGGCTGCTTTGCCGAACGCAGCTTGGGCGTCGGCCATGTTCGAGGCCGCAGCCTGGACAGCAGCCTGTGCTTCGGCCAAGCCGGCCTTTAGCGCCGAAATGTCGGTGGCAACGCCTATTCTTATTTCGTCTGCCATTCAGCCTTCATTTTCTCGATCATGGCGAGCTTTTCCGGGGAACGGAGATAGGCGGGCATTTGGAGCAGGTTCTTGCGTTGCAGCTTGACGCCGCTCTTGCCCATGTCGCCGAGTACGGCGCTGTTGGCTTGCGCGGCTTCACGGGCATTGCGGGACTTGCTGCCTGGTGCTTTGTAACCGAGGTATCCGGCGATAAGCCAGTCGGCGGGCGGATGCTGGGCGAGGTCCTCTTGCAGATCCCAGAGTTCGGTTAGGTAAAGGTCGTCAATCTGCGAGAAGGAGAAGTGGAAATAGCGTGCTACTGAAGCGTAGTGGTAGGCGAAGTCGATGCCGGCCCGGGCTCCGGCCGAGCGTCCCCCGTTGGTTTCTTCATACCGTTGAGCTCAAGTGCTGCAGCCCAAAGCTCGTTAAATGCTCCGTAGAAGGGGATGTTATCGTCCACCCATTCAATCGTCGCGTCCTTGTGGCCGCCGGCGTTGAGGGATGCAGCGAGAAAGGCGACGCTGAATTCGGACGAGTCGCCCTTCGCGTGAGCCTGGAGTTTGCGGCCCAGGCCCGTTTTGATGACGCCGAGGGTGTAATCCTTGCCGTTTATGGTGATGGTTTTTGTTTCGGGTTCCACGATATTTTCCTTTCGGGTTAGGCGAGTCTTGCGAACTCGCCGTGATACTTGAGAGCGGCCTCCCAGTAAAGCGCGGACGCCGCTTTCTTCGTTTTACGGGTGCCGAGACAAATCACCTCGCCGTTTATGGTTATGCGCGCTCTGTAGTTGCCGCTTTTGGCGGTGCGCGAAACACCCTTACAGCCAGTCTCGCTATTGGACTGAATTCTGCGGTTCATTGCGTTCTGCGATTCTGTGGCCAAGCGGAGATTAGAGCGGCGATTGTCCAGGGTGTCCATGGGCCGGATGTGGTCTACGTCGAGCCCGTCCGGTGCGTTCATGATGAAGCGGTGCATGCTGATCCGGTGTTGCTTCCCACCGGGTACCAACCTTACATGGCGGACGGCATAGTAAACGCCACCGCCGTTTTTGCGGGGTGCCCATTGCGCACACCACTTGTGTCGGGCAACGCGCTTATAGTCTTTCTCATCGACCAGCGCGTACTGGCCTTTGGTTAGTTTGATGAAGCGATAGAATGGGAGTGGGGGCTGAGAATCCTGCTGAATCAGGGTCATGCGATGCCGCTCCAACGGCGTTGTAACTCAGCCTCCATTGTAACTCGACTTAGTAAGTCAGGCTATACTTTAGAACGCTTGGTATGAGGTAAACGGGCTCGTTCCAGAACCTACAAAGGCTTGGAAGTCAGTTTGCATCATTAAATAATCATCGAGCTTCGTCGTCAGGTCGATCTTGCCCAACCGCACATTCGGAAACAAGAATCCAATCCCGCCGCCTTCGTACGGGAACACGACATCCAGTTGCATGACCGGGCCCCAGCCCATCGGATGATTGCCGGCAACCATGCTCGTGCCAAGCGTCGAGTTCGAGTACATGTAATTGATGAGCACCAGCACGAGCGTATCGGCCGCGTCGAACGTATAAACTCCGGTGGACTCAACATAGGTGTACTGGCCGCCCCCGGTCAACGTTTCGACGTTCTGAAGCGGTATTCCGCTCGCTGCGTATGTTACGCCGAGGTCGAGCGTGAAGTGCGCCGCGTTGTTTGTGGTTACGGAGAAGGGCGTGGCGGGAATCGTGTGCGGCTCGTTGATGGCCGTCTCAACTGATCCGACAGTGACCGCATCGGCAAAGAACATTTGCGAGAAGAACTCGTTCGACATCTGGGCAAACTCAAAGCTGCCCTTGATCGAACGCTTGCCCACTGCGGAGTCGATGGCCCACTGGTTCTGGCTGTACAGCTCCTTGATATCTCCGCCGAAGGTGCATTTTACGTTCTGCACGGCGCCAATCTGCAGCGGCGTGGGGTTTGGGGCGGGATTGCCAGAGGTAGCTTGAGGGGCTGCGAGCAGCTGGCCCGCGCCAAAGCCTAGACCGGGGTAGAGTGCCATGGGCGTGACTCCTTGTGAAGTTTTTGTCGGGTGATGTGGCGAAAGCGCGGAATCTTATTAGTGCCCATTGCTAATAAAATTCCGCGCGGTTTGACAGAACGATTTAGATTGCGGGGGTTGCCTCGATGCCGGCTACCTGTTCCACTACTGCGGCGCCCTCCTCCGCTTCGGCACGAAGGAGCTCTTCCGCTTTGTACCAGTTGGTTTCGGCGTCCTCGACAGTGCCTATCTCGGTTTCTGCGAGCCAGAGCATGTAAGCGACGTATGCGATTTGTTCGTGTGGAAACTGCAGCATGCGGTTACTCCTAAATTTCACATACCTACGTTGATGGTGATTGGGATTGAGATAAGTGCGGGCGGTCCGCTGTTCAGGCCTTCATCGATGATTACTTCGCCGTCAATGAAGGCGTTATTGACCAGGCCGCCGAGTGTTTGCTTCGGGCCTGCACCCGTGACCGGCTGCAACGCGGCTTCGAGCGCGTCGAGATAGTTGTTCAATGTTGGCGACGTCGGCGTTTTCAGGTCGTCCGTGTTTACGGGGAAATAGCAAACCCAAAGCGCTTTCATGTCCCATTTGGTCAGGCCGAAGTGCCCCGTTTGTTTTCCGCTCTGATTCAGCTCGACCTGGTAGAGTTCCGCGGCTTCGAGGTTAGTGCGCTCCGAGAACGGCACGTAGCGGCGCGACAGAACCGCGAACGGCGTCGTGGCCGTACTGGCGAGTTGGGCCTGGGCGAAGAGCGCGGCGAAGATTTCCTCGCGGGGGTAACGGGTCATTTCCTGTTGCCCCCGTGGCAGTAACAGTTGCAGCGCAAGCTAAAGCAGTAGCAATGCTTGCCGCGGCTACAGAATTTTGTTTCCGCCGCGGGTTGAGGGTATTCACTACGGTAACCTTTGCCGTTGCCTTTGCCCCGCGGGGCGTGGTCCATTACCTCGACGAGCGACGAGTGCGGTGCTGTGGGATGGACTCCGAAGACAGTCTTAATCGGCATCTACGCCTCGTCAACCGCCTCCTGAAGCGCCGCCACGATGCCCGCGCGGCTCTCTTCAAGCGTCGACTCCATGAAGTTGCGCGCCGGCAGCCCTGGATGTCTGACCACCTTCGCAAATGCCATCTTGCCGTCGACCATGAAGGCCAGCACACCCTTGGGATCCTTCGGGCGAATCTCGTATGGGCCCGCCGTGCCGTAATTTTGGAACTTTGCATAGTAGGCCGGCCCCCCGCCAGCCTGCACGCCACCCGCGATGGTGCTGCCGTCATTCGTTACCGGGATGGTTCGCACGCTGCCGATGAGCTTGCCGGTGCGCTGATGCAGCACCTGGCCGGATAGCTTCTCGCCGGTGATCTTCGCCTGAAGGGATTCGTTGATCGCGGTCGTGCGTCGGATGAGCGACTGGATGATGCGGTCGGCCCGGCCTTGCAGTGCAGCCTCGACGCCGGTTGTGTCGACGGTGAAAGAGACGGTGCCCATCTAGGCCACCGCTTTGCACTGCATTTCCTGCCATATTTTGTTGATCTTGGCCTGAACTCTCGCAACTTCCCTCTGCGCTTCCTCGCTGAATCGAGCATTGATTTCGGCCATCTCTTCCTGAAGACGCCTTATCTTGGCCCATTTTTCTGGATGCCGCCCGCGTGGATCGCCGCCGTAATCTGAAGTCCCCATTTCTTTGTTTATGCCAAACTCGGCTGCAGTCGCTCGTAGTTGTGCCACACACCCACCAGAGTTGCCATAAAGCTGGGAAGCAATGGCAAGGCGGTACTTCTCGATTTCCTGCTCAAGTTTGGCGATCCTACTCTTCGATTTTTCTTTTGTTTTCATGTGGTTCCTCCCTATGGCTCCCACCTGCAGTCCATGCGGGCTTCGAGTTCGCGCACTCTTCGAATGAGGAACCATATCGCCAGCGAATCAGCACACAGGCCAATGCTCAGGATGAGAGCAGTCAGACCGAGGATATGCAGCGTCGTCATCCTGTCAGTGCCCTTCTGCGGTAGTTCTCAATGACCTGCAAAACCGTGGGGTCGACTTCCCACGCCGAGTAATTGGTCTGGCCGACATCCTTCTGCGAGGTCGATCGCAAGCCTTCCCAGCCGCGGCGCTTGTACGTGAGATAGACCATCTTCGTCACGGCAAGCTGGATATCCGCTGGCGTCCCGGCTGCGGTGTAGGCCATGAGGATCTTCTGTTCCGCATCGGACGAACTGAACAGATACGAGCCCGGGTTCTGAATGAAATACTGCCCGATGATTGGGGCCGTATTGACCGGCACAAATGGGTTGCCGGTCGAGAAGTAAGTCACGCCGCCATCCGCCAGCCACGGCAGAACGCTTGCGTTCACCGTGTACGGATAGCCGCTGTTTGTCCAGATGATGTTCTGGCCGTCCGTAACTATGCCGCCAGGCGATTGGTTGAACGGCGGTACCGATGCGCCCGAAATGCCGCTGCTTACTCCGCCCTTGAGGCTGGCGGTCTGAATGTAAATGCCGTCGAATACCTGCGAGCCGTTCGAGTAGGCCGTCGCGGTTATCCACGCACTCGGCAGCGTCGGAATGGTCTGCAGTTCGGTGACGGGCAGCGAATTGAACCCCGCCAGATACGTGATGGTGATGTTCTGCACGCCCACCGGGAATCGCGCCAGGATGCCCAGACCGAAGGCCGGCCAGCGTCCGGTACCGTAGTAGCTGCCTGACCAGTTTCCGGGCCCGCTAAACGGGCTTATGAGCGAAATGCTCTTGGCTGTGCCGTCGATGACGTAGCCGGGCGAGGCTTGCGAAGTCGAGGCCTGAACGTTGCTCCCGAACACTGTCAGACTTGAGACCGAGATAATCGGCCAGTTGCGCAGAAACATCCGCGGCGTGCCCGTGCCGTCGTAGGTCTCGGTGTACTGAACCGGTTGGTTATAGGGCGACGTTGCCGGGACTTGCCAATCGCGCGGACCGCGGCCAGTGCGGCGAAGCATGTCGAGCGATGCGGCGGTGATGGCCGCCTGGATTACCGTGTCGGTCGACGTGTTGTCGGGTGCGGGAACGCCGGGCATCCATGAACGCACTTGCTGCAAGGTACAGAGGTCTATCGGACTCGGCGGCATTTAGTGCACCAGCCCGCGTTGCGAAAAGACAACTGACGTCATGATCGGCTTTAGCGTCATGGCGAGGCCTCCGGTTTGCTGCATCTATAATTCTGGCCATGGATAACGACGAGCCGTTTCCGATCTCATTCTGGGTAACGCTTCTTTTGGTAAGCGCCGCAGCCGGATTGGCGTTAGCTGCCCTTGCGATTTACCTGCTCTGAGGATTCCCATGCGCGCCGGCCTGGGCAAGTCGACGCGCCGCGGGAAGACGCGTGATCCATAAACCACGCGTCAGCTTTTGGTGAAAAAGTGGGGCTCCCCGTTGAGACGAAGCCCCAGGCCGAACTAACTGGTGCCGATGCCGGTGATAACCCCAGTCAACCATGGTGTGTAATGAGCCAGGGTCTCGTTCGCGTAGGTGCCGAAGCTCCATGCGCGTTGGATTGCCGGCCACTCATACCCGTAGTAATCGCGCATCAGGAAGACTTCCCGCGTTGCCGGAATGCGGCTGGTCGGATAAGGGTTCTTCGAGATGTCGAAATACAGCGTCCCGGGCGGGATCATGGGATGGATCTTCAACGGGATCACGTTCGCGCCCATCGGAGAATCCACGGCATAACGGCTCGTATAGCCCGAGACGATCATGCCGCCGATGATGTTGTTCTGGTTGTCTCGGGTCATGTAGACCGTGTACCCGCTGGCGGTTTGGCCGCCATTCGCGAGAATTGTGTCGCTGAAGGACTTGATTGCGTCTGCGGACCCCCAAATGCCGTCGACGCCGGCCTGGTACTTCGTGAAGAAGTATTCGAGCGCGGCTTCAACCTGAGTGCATTGGCCGCCTTGTGCGCCGGTCAACGTTCCGCCGGCCAGATCCTTCCAATAGCCGTAGGTAGCCGCCCAGCTCAACAGACCGGTAAAGTCTGTTGCCTGCGCGCTGTTGTCGGTGCTCAGCCCGGTAGCATTCGCCAGTTGACCCGAGGTCGGAGGATTGACCAAGAGGGTGAAGGTGGGGAATTGCGTGATGGCCGTCAGATACGCATTCGCCGTGGTGGGCGAGGCGTTCTTGCTAATAAACCACGCGAACCCGAAGGTGCCGTTTGGATATCCGCCGGAGCCTACGGTAGCAGCCGGGCTCACGGTGAAGCTCGCCGCAAGCGTGCTGCCGGTTGTGGTGACGGAGTTAGAGGCCGCCGAGACTGCCGACATGCCGCCCGTGTAGGTGACCGCGGTTCCGGTTCCAGGAGCGTTGTAGCTGAAGGACGGAACGAGGCCGGCCGCCACGCTTGGCGCTGCCTGATAGCCGTACTGCGCATTGACCGGATTGCCGAGCGCGGTAAGCAGCACGACATAGCCGGTAAGCAGGGTCGCCGTGGTGACGGCGCCGCCGGTAACCAACGCAGCGACCGGAGCCGGCGCGGTTCCAAGTGCGAACCCGTTCTGGCCCAGAGAGCCGGTGCCGTCGTTGCCGAGGATGAGAATGCCTTCCTCTTGCAGCCATAGCGATTGCAGGCCGCGCAAGTGTTCGTCTGAGAGGTTCCCGGTGAACCCTTCGCCCGCCCACTCTGCTTCTACTGTGACGTTGCGCTCAACGCCGAGCGCCTTGTAGGTTGCGGCCGCGTTGTTCTCGTTGGGCACGCTGAGCTGTGCGCGTTGACCTTCGGGGACGCCCGCATACTGCGAGCCGACCGCGGAGGTGTACTTCCAGTTCGCCATGATGCCGGTTCCGGCGTTCACAGCGCCTGTGCGGGCAATCTGGTTGCGGAACGGCGTGTTGACGGGATAGATCAACAGTGCCGGGCCGCGGAGGTCGTAGAAGTTGTAACCGAGCGAGGTCGTGACGCCGGCCTTCTGGAAGCCCAGGTCGCCGTTGTAAGTTCCGGCGACGAGCTGCTTCATGATGGCTTCGGCGGTGCGCTGGCGCTCTTCCGATTCCTGCTCCACGCCCTTTTTAATGGCCGCGAAGAAGTTGCTCGGCTTCGAGGTGTCACGCTTGAATTTGTCGATGTTGGTGGGCAGCCAAGCCATATCCTTTGACTTGGCTGCGGCTCCCTTGAATTTCGTCAAGTACGCCGAATTTTGCTTGCAAAGCTTCTCTACTGTTGGATCGAAGCCCTGCCCTGCATAGCTGACACGCATGTCCATAAACATTCTCCTTGTGCGGCTCTTTTGTTTCGGGGGTGATGCTGGGTGGGTTTATCCGCACAAGGCGGAACGCGGGGCCGTTTATGGCCGGCCCCAGGGCAGGGAGTGGGTTAGCGCCTAGATGCCAGCGCTTGAAACCGTGGATTCATTCGAGGCGAACTTGAAGCCGTCCGTTGCACCATCGCGCTTGACGATGCGAATGCCGTCCGCACCGGTTGCGGCGGCCACCAGGTGGACGCCGTCTGGTGCCAGCGTCTTCTCGCGAAGGGCTGCGACCTCTTCCTCGACTTTGCGTTTCGCAATGTCGCTGATGGCCTGCTTGTACTCGGGCGATGCGCGGTGCACTTCGACCTGTGCAGCAACATCGGCGTCGAGCGTTTGCGGTGCAGCAGCCTTGACCACCGGCGTCGGCTCCTTTGCGGCTTCCACCGCATCGGCATCCTTGATGGCCTTGCTCACCTTGGCGTGCTCTTCGGCGTCGTGGCTCTCGGCCATTCCGTGGCAGTGCTCCGCCATGGCGCCGTGGGCCTTCGCGCACTTCTCGTGGGTTGCGCCCATCGCCTTGTGGTGCGCGCCGGCCGCCTTATAGTAAGGGGCATTCGCGACAGCGGCATTGCGGGTTTCATCGCCAACGTCAGCCTTCTCGCCGACATCCGCTTTGCAGGCGTCGCACATGGTTGCGTGGTGGTCGGCCATTTTCTCGTGGTGCGCAGCCATCTTCTCGTGATGGGCCGCGCTCTTGGCGAAGTGAGAAGCCATGCCCTTCTTCTTCGCCAGCTCTGCCGTCGCTGCGGCCTGTTCAGCTGCTACTTTCTCTTCAGGGGTCATAGACCCTCCTTCGGGTTGAGGTTTTGCTGCCTTACTTGAATCCACGGCTGCGGCGAGTTCCCGCGCTTCTTCCTCGGCCATGTGGATGAATGTTTCCACCATTCCCTCGAGCAGCTCTTTTAGCTCGTCGGGAACATCTGAGTCGTCGCCCTCCATGTCGCGCTCGAAGACTGAACTCTGATAGGTGAACGCGAGGTTATTGAGTAGCCTGGCGAGCTCGGAGACGTCATAGAGGTCCTTGCTCAAACCCTTGGCTTCAACGGCCTTGTTGATTGCCGCCATGAAATCCTGGTAGGCCTTCGTCTCGCCTTCGTCGGATACCTCGACACCGAACCGCTTCGCGGCCGCGACAATCTTGGCCTTTACCTTTGGTTTCTCGCCTGCCGGGATGCCTTCGGTTTGGTTGAACCGGGCGAGCGCATTACGGCAGTGCGAGGCATCGTGGATGGGGAGCTTCCAGGTCGACGTGTCATTTTCATCCCCGACATACGCGAAGTCGGAAGCATGGAGATCCTTCCCCGCAACCCGCTTCGTCTTGGCGTCTTTCTTGGCGATCGCATCGGCAATCTCCTGAATCTGGGCGGGCGATAGGTTCATTTCTTCGTTACCTCGTTTGGCGAATTTGACTATCTCGCGGGAACCATTGAACTTCACGTACTCGAAGCCGACGCCGCTGCAGGGCGAGTCAACGTAGCTGACTTCGGACAGCCGCCTGAGGCCGTAGAGAACGGTGACGTTCTTCTTGCAGTCGCCGCACCAGTTCGTCGCCTGCTGGAGCGGAAGGCCCTTGCCGCAGTCGGAGCACTTGCGCCAGGCGTAAGAGCCGCCTTGTGAGTAGCCGGTGTAATAGCCCGAGCGGAGGTCTTCTTTGATTTGGTCGTTCAGCGGAACGGATCCGAGATAGATGGCCTTCTCGTCGTCATCAAACTCGATCTTTGTCGCTTTGCCGCCGATGTCGAGCGAGTGCTGCAAGCGGACATTTCCCAGCGAGACTTCCTGGCCGGCTTTCTTCGTGCGCTTTGCCGCGGCGTCGGACCACTGTTTGTAGACCGGGACCGCCGTGTCGTAGTCACAGACTTCGGCGTCTAAGTCCGGCTTTTGCTCGGTGGCGATTCCCCAAACGATGACGGCACCGTCCTTGGTTTCCTCAACCTTGGTGAACTGCTGGAACTTCAGGAAATCTGCTGTCGCCATTAGCTCACCTGGAACGTGTCATACAGCATCGTGACCACGAGGTTGCCGTTGCCGGCCGATACAACCGCGCCCACGTCGGTGACATAGCCGAACGAGTAGCCGAGATTCTCAATCTTGCTGAGGTCGTCCGAGAACGCGAGGTCGCTCTCCGTGGTGAAGAACGGCGTTGTGCCTGCCATGCCCAACACGGTTGCAGTCACGCCACCCGACACAAGCGAATCGGCCGCATTGCCAGCCGGGTAGATGCCGAAGGTAAACCCGCCGTCGGTGTAGCCGATCGAGCCGGGAAGATACTGGAAGAAGAGCGCCAGCGGGATGATGGCCAGCCCTGGACCCGGAGCCGCCACAATCTGGATGGGATTCGAGTTAATCGTGGTCATCGCCAGGATTTCGGCGGACGTGATCTTTACGGATGCGCGCTGAATAAGCGGCTGCGATGCGGCGGGAGGTTGCCAAGCGGCTTGCTGTATCGGCGTAGGCTGCGGAGCGCTCTGCAGTACCCAAAAGCCAAGCCCTTGGACATACGACATCACCCAGGACCGGATCGCTCCCTGAGCATTTGTCTGAATGTACTGCGCGCCCTGCTGGGCCAGGATATACGGTGCGCCCAGACCATCAGACGTTATCCAGGACGGCTGGACGTAATTGTCCCAATCGAACGCCGCGCCGCTGATATTCACATCCGGAACGTGCAGCAGATGATTCCCGGAGGCATCGGTAATCAGCACATCGCCAAACGGGCCGGTGACCGGACCGGAGATAGCGCCCGAGGCCACAGTTAGCGATTGCCCTGCGAATTTCCAAGTGCCGGAGGAGAGCAGGCCCCCGGAGCCATTCTGAATTGCCGCAGCGGTGACGGATGTCGTCATGTTTGGCTCCAAAGGAAAAGGCCAGCTCGAAAGCTGACCTTCTTGAAATTGCCGTACTACTTAGCTAAGCTGCTTTTGCCTGCGCAAGCCCTGTGTTTCTCCAGACCATATCCGGGCCCTCGTTGACTGTTCCGCCAGCGGTGCCGCTGAATGCCGGTGCGGTTTTGCCTGAAGTCCAGCTAGAGACGCCGGGCTTGAGGGTCGCCTGCTGGACGTAACCAGCCCCATAGACTTGCGATCCGGTTATGTAGACGGTATCCGGTGTCCATGGTCCAAGCGCTGGCTTGGGTGCCGGCTCGGGCAGGCGTCCGCCTTCGGGCGATCTCGCCGAACCACTGCTCTTCACTGCTTCGACGGGCTTGGTTTCCTGATTCGATGCAGCGGCTTGAGCGACCATTTGGTGCAGCGCTCCCGTTACGGCGCCAGGTGTAATCCAGAAGGGTTCCTGGGCTCGAAGCGTGAGCACCTTGGTGTCTGGGTTGTAGTCAACGCCAACCGGAATCAGGTCGAGGGTTACGTCGTCCTTGTTGCCGTTGATGCTGGCGCCCTTGCCCTTGGCGAGGTTCTTGAAGAATTCAAACTGTGCGGGCGAGATGTTGTTGTAGATGACTGGGTCGGATACTTGCATGGTGAGGGTTCCTCTGAGTTAGTAAGATGCGGAACTGGGGGAAGATGGCGGAATGTGGCACACCACATGGTCTTCGGCGAACTCGCACACCGTATTCGCCGGCATGGTCACTGTCTCGGCCCTATCCGGATTATGAAGATAAAGCTCATATTCGCCGTCAACAGTCGGCTGCTCAAGGAGCTTGGGGTCGTCGTCCACCATGCAGCTTGTGCCCGGGCCGCCGCAGAGCGAGGCTGGTACCATAGCAGCCATTTTGAGTGCGACGCACTTGGCGTCTTTGATGCCACCGCTGTCCGCAATAATCTTGCACGGGTATGTCTGCGCCCACATGGGCAGGGCCAGAAACAGCGAGAGGAGCCAGAGGCGCGCTGCCATCGCCTACTTCCTCCGCACCGGAGTAATCGGGGTGGGGCTGAACGGCAGCGGCGCGATGACCGGCCGGCTAACATTCACCGGCTGATTGAGCGGAAGCGTTGCCGAGCTGCTCGCGCGGTTCGGAACCGTTACCTGAATCTGATTCACTTCCGGCGGTGTCGTGTTGGCCATGGCGTTGTCTCCTTTGCATTTGCGGCAGTGCTGGGAACTGGATTCGAACCAGCGAGCCGCCCGGTATTGGACCCCTATGCGCGTCCACCGACCAGCTCTTGCGCGGGTCACCATTCAGCCACTCTGGCATCCCAACGCCGCCGCAAACTTATTGCGCTCCGCCCTTTGCATCTTGAGCGCCTGCTTAGTGTAACTCTTCAGCGTCGCCCGGCGAAGCCTGCGGAACTCTTTGCTGCTCATGCCCGGCGGCTTCATTGCCGAGAAGTTGCGCTGCTCGGCCTTTACTTCCGGCGCCTTCTCTTTCTTGCGAAGGTCGCGGCGGCCCGTTCCGTTCGCGTCCTTGTACATCTTTCGAATGCGCGCCACGCCTTCCGGGCTTTGCAGTTGCGCGAGCATCTCGGGCGCGATGCCTGCCGCGTTCTTGATCTTACCTTGCGCGGTTACAGTGAGGTTGATTTGCTGGGGCTCGGTCATTAGCTGTCCGTCGTTGAAGAGCATGTGGTCATGCTCCGATATCTGGCTCCTGAATCTTGCAAGGGGACAACTCAATCGTGACTGTCTGGATGACGTAGTCGTCCGAGGTGGCGGTTTCGGCAACGCTGATCTTCTGCGGATTCAATTCACCGCTGCGTATCTGGCCAGCCAGCCTTATGAGCGCGTCCGCAAAGCCATCGCGGTTCTTGATTCCAAAGTAGAACCCAACACCGTTGATGGCGCCATGCTCGATTGAGAAGTCTCTAGCTTGCATTTTTACCTCTCAGCCAGCCCGAAAATGTATCCGCACAACTCGCACGCAAGGCCGGACTTCGCCGGCATCCCGCACTGCGGGCAGCGATCAGGCTTCTTGGTCGTCTCGCTGGTCAGCGGTACCCGCTTAACGTCGGGCATCTTGTGGGTCGGGATGTTATCAAGCGGGTTGTCTGTCATCGTCGTCCTGTCGCTGCCGCGGATACTTGTCTTCCGTCGTGTCCCGCTCCTCGCGCCATTCGCGCTGCATCTGCCGCGACAGCCTGCCGAACTTCCGCATCTTCGGGTCGTCCAGGTATTCGTCGGGGTCAATCATCGGAGCCGCACGGACATTCAACCATGCCGTGGCGAAACGCAAAGATCATTAATTCCAGCCGGTTGGTCATGCCCGCCATAAGCAGGATTACGCGCATGTAGTTCTTAACCGGCTGTTCGCCGATGCCCATCTTTTCCGCGATCTGCTTGTTGGTTAGGCCGCTGCAGAGCCATGTGAGCGCTTCGCGTTGGCGGGCCGTTAATTTACCGAGAACTCGCTCGCCGGTTGGGGTTGGGGTCATGTGTGTGTCGCCAAGCCACGCTCGCGCGCCCAGGCCCGAATGCCATGCGCCGTGCGAACGCCCAGCTTCTTCCGTATATCTGCCGTGCGCTCCCGGCTGATGTCGGACAGCTCGGCGGTAACAGCGCGGATTTGCTTCCGGTTCATGCCGAGGCAAATCAGCGCGATTTGGTGGATGTCCTTGGCCGAGAAGCGATACTCCTGCGCTATTGCGCAGACCTTGCAATCAGGGACCCAGCACTGCTCACCCTTCACAAATCGACGCCTTTAATCTTGGTGCCGATCACCGCGCATTGACAACGCGGGTGGCGCTGGTCCAGCAACTCTAAGACCTTCCCCACCGGGTACGGGCTGTTGATCGCCATGATGTCGCATTCATCGCAGCAAACGTGGTCCGCGCTCAGCTGCCACTTGAATTCCTGGACGTTGCCGTTCTTCAGCCAAGCCTCAGCGTTGCCTCGCATCTGGGCGTTGCTGACTTCGGTCGTCGCGATCAGATCGGCTCGGGCTTGGTCAAACGCACCGGATGCTCTAATCGTTGCTGCCAAATCACTGAGTGGCGTGTTGCCTGCAAACGCCGCAGTAATGTCGCGTTGGAGCATCGAACGGGTTGCCAAATCAATACGCCACTTGGCGTTTGGATTCTCAGCGAGTTTGCCGTCGACATACTTCATCCCCACCATTTCGGCGGCGCGTTGCTGTGCCCAGTCACGGGCCGTTGCGTTCACCTCGCTGATCAGCGCCCGGACTTCCGTCGTCGGGATAACGCCCGGCGTGATCTCGATGCCTTCCTCGGCCAGCCCGACTCTCGCGCCCTCGATCGCAGCGGCTTCAATCTCCGGCTCCGTCAGGCCGACCAGTTCTTCCCAGTTGACCGCGCCGAGTGCTGCGGTGACGAGCTGGTCGATGTCGTCGGGTGTTGGGTTGGTTGCCTTGCGCAGCCGCTTCTCAACCTTGACCGTTGCGGCTTTCTTCCCGGCCTCAAATAGGAAGTGGGCGACGTGCGAGTAAAGCTTGGTCTTCGCCAGCGCCAAAGACGGCGTGTGCGGCACCGGGCTGATGGCCGGGGCTTCAGCTACTTTTTTTTTTACGCTTTCGTCATCGGCTTTTGCGGCCGGTTTAGCTGCCGGCTTCTTCGGTGCCGCTCCACCTCCGCCTGGTGGCGAGATGACCGGCGTCGGCGCTGGCTGAATGTCCGCCGTGTGCTGCTCGGCTGTTCTCTCGATTGCGCCAGCCAACGGAATGGCGCCGGTTGCCGTGATGACCATCAGGCCGTTTGCTTCGGGCTCGGGCCGCGGTTCGGCGCCACGCATATCCCGCCGCTCGTTGATAGTGAAGACGCCGGACTTCACATAGCCAGTATCGATTTCCATCTGCTTCGTGGGATCGAGTTCAACCGCCGTGTCCGGAATCGCCTCGTAACCCGGCAAGCCCATCTTGCGCTGGATGACGATGTCGATCGTCGCCTTGAGCCATTGCACCCAGGGGATGGTGCCTTCTTCTTGGGCTGCCTCCTGGCCGGCCATCGCGGAGGCCCGGTTCATCATGCGGAGCAACCGCTGTGCCGATGCCCCGTACGCGAAGGCTACCTTGCGGATGTGCAGGTCGTCGTAAACGTCCGCGAGAACGGGCTCCTTGAGTTGGTGGACTTGGTCCTTCGGCCCTTCGGCGACATTGCCCGAAAAGCTCTGCACGTTGCGCCATTGCCGGCGCTTGGCAAGCTGGCCAGCGAGGTCCGAGTTCATCCACTGCATGCCTTCGAGGATTGCGTCCACGCTGACGCCCGGCGGCACCATCTGCACGATGCCGGGTACAGAGCCATCCGTGTAGTAGGCCAGAACGTAGCGCAGGCGCTCGATGCCGCATTCGAGTTCGGTTCTAATGCCCTCCGTCGGGCCGAAGCCGTAAAGCTGGGATGCGACCGTGCCGCGGCGCACGATATTTCGCGGCCGGTAGACAAGCTGGTCTGTCGTCAGCAGTACACGCGGGATGCCTTCCCACAGCTGCGTGTAGGCCGGTGATGGCGGTGCTGGCGTATAGCCCTGGTCGTCGATCAGCCGCAAAATGTCGGCGCCGTCTGGTACGCGAAGCTTGACGACCTTGCCGGATAGCGTTCGCTGAACCAAGATGCAACCCGCATCGATGACCAGCAAATCCTCGAGCAGCGGGCGCACCCAATCGGACCACGGTGTATCGCCGTCCGGGAACGCGAAGAACTCGGCCAGCATCGGGATGTTTTTGTCGTTCTCCTGGCGCTTGCGTCGATCCTTCAGCGATTCGCCCGGCGTCTCCCGAAGTTGGTAAGTCCACTTCAGCGATGAGACCTGGTCCTTGATGTTCTCAATGCAGATGCGTGCCAGCGGATACGTTGCAAGCCCGCGGAGTTGACCAAAGCTTAGCTCCGCATCGGGCCGCGGGGTAATATTTTGATTGACGCCTTGCCAGAACGACCATAGCAGCGGCTGACTGCCTGGAGGGCCTACCGGCTGCACCGGCTGTAATGCGCTCGGCCAGTTCTGTTCGTTTACTCCCGCAATCGTGACCGGCGGCGGTTGATACAACCTGCTCTGCATGGCCGCAAACGCACGAGCAAGCCCCGCAAGCGGCCGCATGATTGCGGTCTGTGAGTTGGCCATTCATATCACTCCCGCTTGTATACTGGCCGCATGATCGACACAAAAATGACCAAGGACCAGCTAGAGGCTGCGGTGGCTAAGCTGGAGGACGACCGGCTCAAGCGAATCTACAAAGATGCACATGAGTTGAGCCGCGAAACCGAGGACACGGTTTCCGACGAGTTTCAGCTTTCGGCGGCGATCGAGCGGTTATTTTGGGACTACTTCCGAGAACGAGTTGAGTACAACAGCCGCCTGGATAGCCGCCCCGAGAAGACTACTACGCCGGCTTGACCAATTCAGGCTTTGCCTCGGTCGTTTTGGCGTTGATGAGCGCGGGCTGCTTCGTCCGCAGGACCGGCAATTCGTACCATTTCGCGAGGCATACTTTGCAGGTATGCTGAACTAGCGGCTTGCCCTGCTCATCGTGGGCGCGGATGACGCCGTCGGTGTGGCCGCACGATGGACACATCGCGCACGGATCAATCTTCGGAAAGACTGGCTGCGGCGGCCCCGGTATCAACAGCCGGCCCACGAACACCAGCGCCAGCTTGAGCCAGGTCCAGATCATGTGGTAATCAGATCCGCATCGATCAGCCCTGCTGTCAGCGCTGGTATCGGATATTCCATGTTTCGGTCGAAGTCTACAGTAATACCGACACGGGTAAAACAAACACCTTGAAGGGTGATAACGCCGCCCTCAATCTTATCCGCGCATTCGCGAAGGCGAGCGACGATCTCTGCGATGGCATTGGCGTCTATCTTTGGGCCTTCGATTATCACCGGAGATATCCCGCCAGTAACAGGATGATGAGAATGAGCAGGAGCAGTGACATTCCGCCGCCGCCATACCCGACAACAGGATTCCTGTTTTCAGCCGGGCCTCGCCAGCCATAGTGGTAGCCGCCGAATCCGAAGACGAGCAGGAGAACGATGAGAAGTATCAGCATTTGATTACCTCCGCAACAGAGCCGTCTTGCAGTGTCTGCGCATCAACTTTATCTCGGAATTCATGCACGGTATAGGGATCTTCGCCGGGGCCGTGTAACGGGGCAAAGGGTCTTTTCTCGCCAACTTTGAACCATTCGCCTAACTCATGATTTTCAACCCGACGACACATCTCAAAAATCCAGCGGCACCAGCTCTTTTCGTTGTATGTAGCCATCGGAACGGGAAAGCAATGGGCAACGCGCAGCCGCCCACCTCCCTCGTTGTAAGAGTCGTAGCCGCCCACGGTTATGACGAGCCTGAGAGCCCCTTCTTCATCTCGAAGCCTGAAGAACCATTCAGGCTTGCAGCGCACTTTTGCCACCAATTCGGCGAGGAGGGAATGAGTATTTTCAGGCATGCGGCCACGCGTCTCCAACTTCGGCGTTGTTCCAGTCCATTTGCTCGACGTAGACCTCTTGCTTGGTTGCCCCGCCGAACCTTCCGGTGCCGCGGACGATCAGCGACCAGCTTTCATCCGATGCCGCGATAGTTACGTCGCCGGGAAGGTTCGTCTCCGCGGTGGGGGAGTAGTGATTTTTCCCGAAGATCACAGCGTTGCGGATTTTGTTTACGCCGAAAAAGGAGAGGACGCCGTCAAGCATCGCTATCTAAAGCCAGTGGTGATGCAGCGCTGCGGAGTGCGGTAGCGATTCGAGAGCCGGTAACAGGATCGCCAGCACCCAGAACATTAGCCCGGCCGCGATAAAGTCAATCTTGTGTGGGTCCGGCGGAAGACGAAACGCCGCGAGCGCGAAGCAGATGAACGCGATTAACAGCAGGACGATACTCAACATTTGGCTTTCTCCATGCGCCTGAGAATTTCGGCCCTTAGTTCATACCTTGGGCTGGGATCGTCCCCGGGAATACTCCGGTCTTCAGATGCTTCCTCTGCCGCGTATTCAGCAACCAGATCCTCGTTTGAGAGTGAGGCGATTTCCACGATTTTATAGTGTCGAGAATCTTGGTCCCAGGTCCTTATGGCGGCCCAATCTGTCGGCGGGGCGCCATAGTTTTTCAGCAAGTTCTTAGCAAGTTCGGGGTGAAACGGCACGGTCAAGTCTGGTGCTGCGTTACGGTAATGCCAAAGGTAGACCTGCAGTAATTCCGGGGATTGTCGGTCTACTTCGCTCATTCCTGACCTTCATTCCATCCGCACGCACCGCACACGCCCAGGTTGCTCCTGAACGCCCAAGAACGAGGCGATGGCATCGAGGATCATAATCTACTTCGGCAGCGAAATCCCGTGCCCGGTCAACAGCGTCCACGCCAGGAAGAACAGCCCGATGCCGAACATGATGCGGCCAATCTCGGCCAGCTTGTCCCTGGTGCAGAGCGCGTACATCAGGATGCCGGCGACGATCAGCACGAGCAGTAGGATGAAGATCATTCGTAACCTCCCTTGGCGTCGAGCGTGGCCTGGACTACAGCGATCGACTTATTGTTGGCCGTCGCCGTGTCCCGAATCTCTTTGAGGTTTCCGTCCACGACGGACTGATGCACGTCGAGGGCGGTGGCTATCTTTGCCTCGCTCGCAACCACCGTATGCGCGACTGCCCTTCGCGCGCGGTCGGCGCGGCGTTCCACGAAAATCTGATTGGTGATTGTAACCGCAATGGTTGTGGCGAAGCCGATGATGTCGCCGATGACGTGGTCGTCGATCATTGGCTGGCTTTGGCCTTTCTATTTCCTCAACTGCCCCGGGCTAACCTGGCCCATTCGCAAGCCCGGTTGCTGCCACTGGTGAGCGCATTGCCCGCACCGCTTGCCGCCGGCCACGCGCTGCACAAGAACGCTCTTGCACTCCGGGCACCGGTCTACGTTGCTGGGGATGTCAACCGCGATCTTCTCGTCGGTATGGGGCGTCTCAGCGTCGGGTGCGTGCCCGTTCGTCTTCGCCAGCGGATTGATGTTTGGCGCTATCTCGTCGCCCGGTTCGGCGAGCACGCCTTTCAACGAGCCTAGCGGGCTTTCTTTCTTCCCGTTGTCGTGCCCGTTCGTTCTCTTGCACAGTCGCTTCGCCATAAGATCCTTGTCGAGTTGCTTCATGTACTCGATGAGTCCGTAGGTTTGATTATTACTCGCAAAGGCGAGCATTACCGACTCCGCCCTATCCGGCGATTTCACTCCGCGCTTCCGGGCGTCGTCTTTGCTTTCAATCTGGACCTGTCCGCGCGCATTGTGTTTATAGCGAATCCCGGCGAGTTGGCCTATGCAGCGTTCGTCCATGAGCCCGGACATGTCGCCAGCCTGCAGCCGCATCCGCAAGCCCCAATAGAGTTCGGCCTTTCGGTTTGCATACTTCTCGTCGTCCAGCGGACTTTCGCCGACGTTGACCGCTCGCGCCGGAAACTTATGGTCCAGGAGATGCTGATACATTCCCCAGCCGATGCCGATTGAATCAACGTTGACGGCTTCGAGTTCGGGCTTGTACGGATTCAACTCTGCGATAACCGAACCACGTGGATCCGCTTGCGGCCACGACTTCTGCAACAGGATTTGAGGACCGCGTCGAATTGTGAGAACCGTCTCATCCTCGCCAGGTCCAGCAACGTCGAGGCCAGCAGTAACTTTGCCGACGCCTATGCGTTCGGAATTCTTGGCACGCTCCAACCATGCCAGCGATAGCAGCGCATCTTCAGCCTGCGCCGGGAAGTTGCCGCACACGCGGGATTCCCAGAGCGGATGTCCTGGCCCCCACTCGAAGAACTTCTCCTTCACCCACCGCCGCGTTGTGAGATACGGGCGAATGTTGGTATCGAGTTCTTCCTCCTTGAGGTCCAGGAGGTCCGTACTGCCGTGCCCCAGCGTAACCGGCCTGCCATCGTCGCCCCGGTAAGTGAGGCTTACGCCATCAAAGTTCGGCGTATCGAAAGCCGAGATTGTGAATAGCTTCCAAGCCTCCCGGTTACCGTGGAAGGATTCGTGGAACGGGCCGGATGCGATTGTCGGATTGCCCAGCGCCAGGATGGAGACGTTCCCGCCGGCTCGTGCGCCTTCGATGGCTTCCCAGATTTTTGCGTCTACGCCAGGTGCCTCGTCCAGAACCACGAGAATGTTTTCAGCGTGGAAACCCTGAAACTTTACGCCTTCGTCCTGCTTGGTGACGCTGGTCGTGAATCCGAGCGCGTAACGTTTCGGGCCAAACTTTAGCTCGGTGAGGGTCGCTTTCGGGAACGGGTAACTCGATCTGGCCAGAGCCGAGTGGATTTCTCCCCAGAGCAGCTTCTCGACCTGGTTGTGCGTGGGTGCCGTCGTGACAACAATCGCCTCGCTATGGCGAGATAGAAACCACAGAACGGCGACTGCGGCGATGTATGTCTTTCCGCTGGAGTGGCAGGCTTTCACGGCTATTTTTGAGCCGCTGGCAATTGCCTCAAGAATGTCTTTCTGAATGCCCCAGACGTCGGACGCGAGCCATCTCTCGGCGAAACCTACCGGGTGAGACAACTCCTTGCGTTGTCGCCATTCCTCCCACTCTTCCGGGCTGAGGGTTGAGGCGGTGGCCACCTAGACACCTGGGTAGCGGGGGTAGTGGAACCGCAGTGCGCCGACCGGCATCGATGGATCAAGCTCCACTTTCATCCCCAGCGGCAACGCGGGGAACTCGATCGGGGTGTTTACGATGTCCACGATTTGCTGGATGCGGACTTCTTCCCATTCGCGCATATCCAGGCCCCAGTGCAGCGCGGACTCGATGACTTCCTCTCGGGTTATCACACTCCGCATAAGCTTCCCTCTATCCAGTAAACAAAAAGCGGGGCGCGGATGTCATGCTTCGCCCTAGCCTGTCGCACTCGGGCTCAGCATAGCATGACGCTTTACTCTTTGAATCCACCGTGCTTTGCCTGCAGCTCCGCGATGCGCTTCTCGTTCTCTTCCGGGGTCATCGACGTGAGCGGGATGGCACCGCCGCCGGGACCGCTGACTTCGTGGGCTTGCATCGGCTTTCCTTCCAACCGGTCAGCCAGCGCCGAGAACGCCTGGACGTTGCCCTTAATTGCCTCGTTGTACATGCCGCGGACGGCCAGGTCTGCAAAGGTCCGCTTTTCCGCGTCGGCCTTGACTATCTGGTCGGCTAGGCGGCGGGCGGCGTCTGTGAAGGGGCTTTTTGGGCGGCCCGAGGGGTTTCCTGACTCACCGGGCTTGAACTGCGTCGCCTTCAGGGCGTCTAGCTGCTTCTGGGTAGGCCGTTTTGCCCTGTTCTGCTCCCTGTTACCAGGGTTGCCTGCACTTCGCGCCACGTTGCCCTGTGCGGGCTTGGCCTTCTTTTTGCTAGCCACCGGCTACCTTCTTCGCCTTCTGGCCTGTGGCGCCTTCCCAGCGCAACCGGATGACGTCACAATACTTGGGCTCGATCTCTATGCTGGAGCACCGCCGCCCGGTCTTTTCAGCGGCAATCGTGGCCGTGCCCGAGCCGCCGAATGGCTCGAATATTAGGTCGTCAGCATCGGTGAAATCTTCAATCATGGCCGCCCACAGCTTTACCTGCTTTGGCGTCGGGTGCAGCTTATTGCCCACCAAGCACCCTCTCGACGTCCTTTGCCTTCGTACTGTCCCCGCACAGCAACCGATGCTTGCCCAGGAGATACAGGTCTCCCAGCTTCGTAACCGGCTTCTTCGGGACCTCTTTGGGCGTGACGTAACCATGTGGTTTGTGAACACCGCCGGACTCACTTGAAGATCGGTTCGACAACCCATTTGAATCCGTCGGACGGGGTGAGGTCCGTGAAGACGTCATCGAGTTTGCTGCCCGCGGCGCCTAGAAATTCAGGGTTCAGGTGCGAATAGCGGGCGGTCATGCGAAGGTCCTTGTGCCCGAGCAGTTGGCCGACGGTGTGCAGGTCGGCACCCTTCATTCGTAACTGCGACGCGAACGTGTGCCGCAGGTCATGGAGGGAGAAATCCTCGATGCTCGCGGCCTGGCACGCGCGAATGAATGCGACCGTCACTTGTTCCGGCGTCAGCCCCGGAAAGAGCAGTTCTTTCGGCGGGCGCCCTTCGGGTTCGAGCGAGGCGATAAAATGACAGTAATCCACAGCAATGCAAGGAGACCGTAGACCCCTCGCAAGCGCCTTCGCGCGAAGCTTGCGTTTTCGTTGCTGTGTTGTGAGTGATCAGCGCTTCTCTGCGAGGGCCTACACCGTCTGTACCCGAGACGACAATGATGAACCTAGTTTTTAGGTTTGTCTGCGGTAGATTTGAGGGTAACCCCTCCCTTTATGCCGCTGAGAAGTCCACTTGGTATAGGCACTTTTCCGCGTTTTGCCTGGGCGACATCGGGGGTGATGCGCGCAGCCGATATCTCCAATTTGAATCCTAGAAGAGCGAGCTTCGGTTGGAGGAACACGAGTATCGCATTCAAAATCTCCTCGAGTCCCGCAACAGCCAGGTCCGGGGAAACGCGCAGGCGTTTCTATTTATAACCCCAGGACAATGAACGTCTTTGCGCTCTCATGATTGAGACGCCGCGCCGCGGGCCGCCGACTTGAGCGGCTCACGTTTTACCCGCTTGCTCGTGCTTCGTCGCGTCCCATCACCAGGTCCACATCCGCATGCGCGCTACCTGTGCCAATGCGACTGCGGGGATAAAATAACGACCACGGCGACTCAGCTTCGCGGGGGTGACACGAAATCTTGCGGCTGTCTGCGCCGCGAAAAAATGCAGCAACACAGCTTTAAGCCCAGCGCCTCTCCGAGCATAAAGTGCCCTCATTGCCATAAGCGCATCCCGCCGTCCACGGTCGCACGCGCCGGCTTTGTTCCCGCACGGAGGCTCTAGTCATGACCGACGAAGACCTCATCCGCGAGCAACTCCGCACCGTGCCCTACCCGCTCTTGGCCTCGGAACTCGCCCGGCGTAATGCCGCGAGACGGAAGCCCGACCAGCTTGGCGGTCGGCCTGCGAAGTTGAGGCCCTGCAAGAACGGCTGCGGGGCCTTCTTGGGCGCGCGCGAAATGCGCCGCCACAAATGCCAGGACAGAATCTAGGCCAGCTGCGGACTCTGCGGCCGGGACACATGGAATCCCCACCCCGCGAGCCGCTCGAATTCCTCGATCGTCGGAGCGCCGCCGCTTGCGACCACCATGGTGTCGTACTTCATGAGCGAGGGGGCCGTTTCTCCCGAGTTTGAGGGGTGCGGGTGCGTTATCAGGGTGTACTTGTGGCCGTTGCGCCTAGCTGTGCCTGCTCGCACCATGCTTTCGCCTTCTGAGCGGGTGAGCCGTGCAATAAGCCTGCCCGTGAAAGCTTCGACTAGGCGACAGTTTTCCACTTGCGGGTAACAGCGCGTTCCCATGCTTTTTAGGCCCTCGGTTGTGGGTTGGAATTTAGCCGGCTAGATCTTCGAGGATGCGCCAAGCGCTTTTCGGGTAAAGGCTGATTACTGGGCCTTGGGGTAACGAGAGGACCAGACTGCCGCCTTTTACGGACGACTGTAGGAATGGGGTGCTCGGAAGATTGCTAGGCATCCGATGCCATACCAATCCGGGCCTATGCCAGCCACCGACCGGCGCGAAGAAATAGCTCTTTGGTGCCGCAACGATTGCTCCAGCAGCAGCCAACCCGAAGAGTGAGAAAAACCGCCGTCTGTTCATTTTTTCGATGGCTACGCCTACCGCACACCAGCCCGGCACTTTCGCAGCGGGAGTGCTGGACGGGGCTCGAGAAGCCCCGGTTACCAGCAGCAGCGGAGGGATTGGTCCTCAATTCGGGATTCGATGACACCCCGAAAATCCTGTCAAGTTTTTTTTCGTTTTCCCAGTGAATCCCGTACCTCGCCGGCTATCGTCCTGCTTCTACCCCGGCCCCTCCGGCTGTTGATATCCGAGATGCAGGCGCGGCATTTGGGGTGTCGGCGTTGCAGCTCGCCTGGGGTAAAAAGGCCGTTTGGCTTCCGCTTCGGGCCACCGGGGCAGTGGATGCAGACGGTCGTGTAGGGGTCCGGTTTGGGGGTCACGCGGGCACCTCGACAGGCAGGAAACAGCGGGCGATGTGCTGCGCCAGCGGGAAAGGGATTTTGGCGATGTGGGCGGATGCGGCCTTGCGGGATGTGCCCCTACTCGATTGCCGGCGCTGGAGCGAGCAATTCTCGCCCGACGAAAACCAGTCGCCGCCGTTTTTGATCGCAGTGGCTTCTTTTCTTCGTTCGTCCAGGAGTTTATCGAACCATGCCGCGCCGCTGCCGCCCTGCTTTACACCCTCGTGTTCTGCCGGGTTCGTCCAGTGGCCAGCAGTGCGATGCGGAATTCCCTTGCGCCCATCTGGATTCTGCCCCTTTCCACTCGCCGTGTTGTGCGCCACCGCGAACCACGAGCCGCCGCCGTTTTTGATTGCTTCATTCACCGCCGCAGTCTGGAATGAGCCGTGGCTCTCACCGTCGAAACGAAAACCGGAAACCTTTCGCGCAATCGTCATCGGCATAAGTGCCGGCACGTCGCCCCAAAGATAGAAGCTGCCGTAATTCCAGCGTGCCCGACCTACCCACTTCTGAGCACCGCGCACATTCTCGACGATCAGCGGGATGTAATGCCCTGCCGCTTCGCTGGCCTCACGCTGGATGCGAAAGCACTCGTTGAACAGGGTGTTGTCTGGCGGCGGAAGCGCCTTGGCTCGCTTCCATGGCATCGCCCGGTAGCTATACGCTTGGCACGGCGGGCTCGCAACGATCACGGCAGCGTCTTTCAGTTCCGAGCCGTGAATCGATCGCACGTCGCGAATGATCAGCGTGCCAGGATAGCCGCCTGTGCCGTAGTCATGCGCCTCGATGTCGAAGCCGACGCACTCGTATCCCTCCGCGAGGAACGCTGTGCTCCATCCGCCAAGCCCGCAAAAAAGGTCGTAGCAAATCGGCTTCATCACTACTGCAGCACCGGCTCTTTCTTGCCCTTTGCCGGCTTCTCGAACTCCGCATCTTTCGCCGGGCTGAGGTCCTGCCGGCGCTCGCCGTCGAATTGGTCGCCGACCAGGGGGAGCTGCTGCTCGGCCGGAGGCGCCATCGGCAAGTCCATCTGCGTCGTCTCAAACTTCGTGAAGATGCTCTTGCGAAAGTGCAGATAGAACCATGCCCACAGTTCCGTGTTTGCGGTCACGTACGCGACGAAATGCAGGTTTACGTCTGACAGTTCTTCGGCGTCTTCTTCCTGCGGGTCGCGCCGCAGAATGAACGCGTTGATGAGCGGCGCCACGGCCAGCTGTGCCGGCTTCTGCGAGTCTTCGGTCGAGTAGATAGTCAGCGTCATTTCCTTGAGGTCGTGCGTCCACTTATCCGCGCCGAGGAGGCTTCCTTCGCGGGCGATTACATCGTACGAATCCCCAAGCCAGGAAGGCATTCCTACCAGCTTGCCGTCGCTGAGCGGCATAACCAGCCCGAGTTTGATGCGGGATTCGCCTGCACGGGTTTGCAGGAGGCTGAGGGTTTCGATGATTAGCTCTTTCCTCACTTGCGGAAAAAAGCAGCGTGCCAATTCTGCGTCAGTCATTGTTTCCTTTCACCGCGTTGCGTGTCGCTGTTCGTTGTTTGCCTTCCACTCTGCCGGCGTGATGGCGTGGCGTGCGTTGAAAGCGTCGAATAGTTCCGTGGGCCCGCAGGACATGTGCCAGCCCTGCTTCTCGAGACTGCCGAGGTAGTTGATTATTTTGAGCGCTTCGGGCCACGCGACCGAGATGCGGTCCCAGCACCAGTTACCGGCCCAGGCGTGATAGCCGAGGATGTCCACCGTGAGCCGTCCTATCTTGGCAAAGCGCCCGCTGCTGTCGACCATCAGCGTTACGCCGTCGCTTTGGTAAATGGGGCCCTCGAACTCCATGAAGTCGGCTCCGACTTCGACGTTGAGTCGGTGGAACTTGCCGACCGGGTGCCCGCAGTCGGGGTTGTTGCAGGCAAAGTCTATGTGGATGGCCATCTATTCCTCGATCTCAATTGGGTACGCGCGGTCGCCGATGCGGCCGGGCCCGATGTTTCTATCGGCCTTCTCCTGGCTTTCGTAGTGCCATGCGTGTCTGGCGTTATCGCTATAGAGATTCACCCAAACCGTGCGCTTGCGCGGAGCCATGAAGAGATCTTTGGAGCTAGAACTGTTTGACATATACCTGCCGTCCCCATACCACGAGTAGACGGTGCGATCTACCACGCCGTAGACGAGCTGGGCGTGCGGAAATCGCAGGCTCTCGAAGTGGACGATTTGCTCTACTGCCGTCCCATCGCGTGTAATTACCGGGTCGCCCGCGAGCGCCCGCTCTAGGTTGAATGGCTTCATCAGAAAACCTCCTCGATTGCCGCCACAAGCGGCGGTTTACCCGGCTTTCGTTTCTTTGTTGGTTCGCCCTTGGACCGCGCCAGCATCTCCGCTTGGCGTTTGGCTGATACAAGCTTCCCGTACTTCGACAGCCGGTCCAGGATGTCTGCACGCGCAAAGGGGAGGTTCTTTTCGAGGAATTGCATAAACAGCGTCCACTCTTCGCTGGTAGATTGCCCTTTTGCCGCGTTACAGCGGGCGCAAGGCGTGCCGATGTTATCGAGGCCGAGGCCACCTCCGCGGCTGAGCGGGATTTCGTGGTCGAGTTCCACTTCGGATATGTCACAGACACGGCCGCAGTACCGGCATTTCATCGCGCCGTCATAGCGGTCGCCCATGGCGTCGAGGAGGTAGGTGCGTAGTTGCGCCAGCGTGAACGGCGGCGGCGGCAGATTCTTGCGCTGGAGGCGCACGTGCATGGCCCTGTAGCGCTGGCCGGTAATCTCCAGGAAGCGGGACTTTTGGTGGTTGGGGAAGAGGGAGGCGGTGGTCATGCTTTCCCCTTCGCCATACCCAGCGCTTCGTCCACCACTTTCCTCACATGCGCGTTGCCCAGCAGGCGGCAGCGGGTCAGGGCTTCGATGAGTTTGTCTCGCTCCGCCTCAAGGCCGTGGGCGCGATGGTTCTTATGGAAACTGCACAAGCAGTACGCCGGGTGGTCTGGGTCCGGGGCGAACTTGTGCGTGCTCATGCGCTCGCCATCGCCTTCTTGGCCCGGCGCCGCTCAAGCAGGCAGTCGCACTCGGTCACGTACGTGTCGCCCTTCTCGTTCTTGTGCCAGATATAGCCCGCGGCCGGCTGTTCGTGGCATTTGGGGCAACCCACCTTCGGGAGTGCGGCGGTTGCTTTCTGCTTTGCTTTTGTGGCCATTTCGTCAAGTACCTCGCGGACCTCGCTGGGGTGGGGAAAGAATTTCTGGCGCGTCAGGAACGAGCGGAGGGCCGTCTCGAGGCTTTGCATGCCGTACTCCATCGCTAGGTCCTCGAAGGTCAGCAGAAAGACCTTCGTCGTCTCGCTGTCGTATTCCTGATGGGGAAATGCTGCCGACATCTGGCGCAGCATCGTTCCCAGTTGGACCAGCGAGTCTCTGCTCAATTGCTGTGTCCCAGGCAGAGCCAGTGCGTTTGACCCTGGCTGCTGCTGCGCCTTGATTATTTCCCCCACTCGCTCCACGTTTGCCTCCACCCTGTTGCCACTCTGAGTCGTCGTCAAAATACCGCTCGCCATTGAACCACGTGGCCGCGTACGGTCGCCATTCTTCTTCGCCAGGAGCCTTCTGCCCGGCCGGCGATGCCGCGTACTCGGCTGCACGCTCCCAGAGCCACCGCCTCGCCTCGCGCGCGTTCATGGGCGGCTTCTTTACGCTGCCTATGACGAGCTTGCCAACTGCGGCGCGGATGGCTTTTAGTGCGGTGCCGCGCGAAGCCTTCCGCGGGTATGCGTCGTAGATTCTCTCTTCCTGCTCTTCGGTCGACAGATTTTCGCGCGTAGTGGTTTCTTTATTTAGCTCTTCTTGAAAGAGAGAGTGTTCTTCATATTCAGTTTCAGTACAGTGCGTAACATTTGGCGCTTCTTCGCCGTTACAATTGCTGTTAACCTTCTGGCGCTCACGAAAGTCGTGAACCCTTTTGCGCGTTGCAAGTCTTTCGGAATGCTCACGATACATACGTCTATTGATGAGCGCTCCTTCCTCTGTACGCGACGCGACACCTTTTGTTACAAGTCCCGCTACACACTTTTTGGCCTCGGCTTGATTACCGCCGACCGCACAAGCGATTTCGTCGTCGGTCCACGGAACTCCTTTAGTTGCAAGCATTCCCTTGAATTCCGACTCGTACATGAGGCAGAGGATGCGGAACCACACCCCGACCTCGGCATGAGTACAGCGCCGCAGGTCCGGGTCGCGCATCGCATCTCCCCAATAGAAGAGAGAGGCAGGAACCTTACCCACGCGGCACCTTTAGGTCGAACCTTAGCTGTGCCCCGATTGCCGACCGCTCTTTGCTGATTAATCCATTACCCTTGAGCCACTTGAGTGGCACGGCGTAAAAATCGGTGCAGTAGTCGCCCTTCAAGCCATGACTCGACGTATGTCTTAAATCGAAAACAAATTGAATGTCGCGCCAGCGTTCTCGGATCGCTTCAATCTTCATTTCGTAAGCGATGTCGACCGCAGGGACGTAACAGACGAGCAAATCCGCTTCGGTGGTGTGAACCCATCCGCGCTTCACAATCTTCTCGCCGCGTCTGACCGATACGTGCTCAAGCGCGAGGTTCCCGGTTCTTCCGGCTACGTCGTCCACCTTGTACTCAACCCGCCGAATATCACGCGCGTCGCCCTTGTTTATGTGAACGCGATCAACCTCCTGCCGCTGATGGGCCCTGGTTCCGTGAACGATGATGTATCCCCCGGAACCGTACATCGCATCTAGGATGTCGTTCCCTTTCCGCTCGACCTCAAAGGTGTCCTGCCAAGAGTAGGACTTCACGCCGTGACCTCTTCCACTTCCTGGTCAAATACGTCCCGCCTGATCTGGTCACCCCACACGGCCCAGCCGGTAGCCACTCTTCGGCCGAAGAGCTCCAGATAGGGGCCCGGACTCGCGCTTTCGATCTGCTTTCTCACCGCCCCCGGCTTTGAACTATGCTTGGTTCGCGGGAAATTACCCCAACTCATCAGTGAGTGATTTCGGAACTCAGCTTTGCCGCGCGTGCCCAACAGCAAGAACTCGTGGGAGACGCGCCAATAGTTACCGATGCCCATCGATGGCTTCACCCACACGAAGCAGCTCTTGTACTCAAATCCCCAGGCCTCAAGGACGCGCTTCGCTTCAAACAGGAAAGCGTTAGTCGTCCACAGGTGAAGGTGCGCGTCTTGCGCGGCTGTAGCCTGCACGGGCAGAGCACATATCTCCTCGACCGTCAGGCCGCCGTAGTGGTTCCCTGTCGCCGCCCGCGTGCCCTGGTTGCCATAGAGCCACGGCGGATCTGCATAGATAGTTCCGAAGTCTTTCCCAGCGAGCAGCGTCAGGTCTGCTATGGTGCAGGTATCCACATCGCGAATCGCAAGGGACTCGCGGTGAGCATGTTTCTTCGCAACAGCCACAGTCCGCAATACGCCCTTTGTGGTGGGAACACTATCGACCTCAAGAGCCTTCTCGAATTGTTCTTTCGGGATCTCCGCGAGCTTCTGCCACTTCGAGGATTGGTCCTTGCTAATGCCGATATCAGAGAGTTTTAAACCGGTCGTCTCGTTCGACCGGTTTCCGGGACGACCGCCCTTATGTTTGGCCGCTGACAGCACTAACTCGCCAGCCTTCTTTTCGGCGCGGATCCGCACCTTTGCTGCCTTGCTCTCAGCCCCAAGATTCATCGCTTGTTTCGCGTAAACCTCTAGGGCGCGGGCCTTGTCGCGGATTTCCTTTGCCTCGTCCACGCGCTCACACGCGTCAATGGCTAGCACCATTGCGTCGTAGCGAACGAGCCCTAGGCCAACGACTTCCTTCGCCATCATGCCGCCCCCCGCTTTTCAGCCTCATAAAACTTAACCAGCTCCTGCCGGTAGTTCTCATTAGACGAGTAAGCCAGCCAGCAGCCGGCGAAGAAGATGCGGCGGAGGTCTGCGAGTTGGCCCGCGTCCAGGTCGTAGCTGGCGGGCGGGAAGTGGGTTGCGATGTGCGCCTGGAACTCGGCTTCGAGTGTCATGGGATGATGTCCGCATTGGACGCCTCGTAATCATCCAGCGCCCACAGCATCCGCCTAAGCGGCTCCTCAACCTGCGGCGGCATTTCCAGGCCCACGATAATTTCGGCTAAAATTCGGCTCCTCCAAAACAGTTCCGTCGCCGCCGCTTCCATTGTTTTGATAACCGGTTTGCGCTTGTGCTTGTACCCCATCTACGGCCTCCACGGCTTTCCGTCCACATCCTCAATCAAGATCTGCTTACTGCCGGGGTTGCCAACACTATCGCTGTCGCAGTCAAACAGCGTATAACCAGCGCTTTCGATAAGCCTGCCCTTGTCGAACCACTGCGCGGCCGATTGGTGCCACGTCGCCACACAATCGTGAGATCGCACGTAAGCCTGCCGGTGCCGCTGGAGGGCCTGATGGTCCAGGCAGCCCGCCAGGAGCAGCGTAGCGACCCACAGGCGCCTCACGGTGCCCTCCGGCAAAACCTAAACAACGCCATCAGTACCGCCGGCCGGAGACAAATCGTGTGTATCATCTCCGGGCCATTCGAAGCGGTTAGCCGCACGCCATCCTTCACGAACTCCACAAAGACGCCGTCGCCCAGAAACACAGGCCTGTTTCTCATGGCACATAGCCTCATAGCAGCCAGAACGCAAGGCCGAAGCACGCGAACAGAAACAGGCTCGCGGGAAGCGCAAACATGACTCCGCGCGCGCATCCGAGGCCGTCACTGGGGTCAAATTGGTACTCGTCCGGGACGACGTGCAGCCCGGCGCGAAATTCTTCGGTTACGTATGGGGGAGTGGTGGTCATTTCGGTTTCCTTCCTTCAGCAAGCGCGATTGCTTCATCGGCCTGAATGCAGGCTTGGCAGCGATGTCGAGACGGCGCGCGCTCACAATACTGGAGCAGCCGCAGATTCTTCAGTGCCGCCAGCAGGTCCTCGGCCGCGGTCATCACTGCCAGCTTGCGGGCTACGTCAGAGGGGGCTACGTGTAGGGTGCTCATATCGCGCCGTCCTCGACAGCCTTCCAGAAATCTAAGCCGTTTGACGGGTAGAGTTGAACGCCGCCTCGCGCGTGGTAGACGAGCATGTCGCCGCCGTCGGTGATGCGAACCTCTCTCTTTTCTGCGACAGCCTTCAGCGCCCGCGACTTGGCGAGGGGGACAGAAATCTCCTCGTCGGGATAGCGGATGGTCTTCGAGAACCACTGTTTACCGCTGTGATAGCCGTCCGAGCCGTAGACGTAGAGAGCGAACGGGCCGCGCAGGTCCGTCGAATACTGGAGTTGTGTCAAATGCTCAACCGGCATGTATCCTCCGCTGTTCGCGTGCCATGCGGTACCGCGCGACCCTCCAGCGCGACAGCCGTGTCTCCCCGCTGAAATCTAATCCGCAATCGCCCCCAGGCCGGCAGTCGTGAGCGCCAGCCGGTTCGTATCGCGGGCAGGGGCACCAGGCAAGCGAACGCTGCTCGTCGGTGAGCACGGATAGCTCGCGGATGATGGCGTCGACCGTGCGGATGGGTTCGGCTAGGGTGGTCATTCGGTACGCCCCAGTTCTTCGTATACGTGCAACTCATCCTCGATTGCGTCTTGGATTACCTGAGCGAGTTCCGCGATCTCTTGCCGCGAGGGATGACTTACCTCGGATAGGAAGTAGATGGCCAACTCTTCGCATTTGGGGTCGTAAGAATGTTTCATCGCGCCAGCCCCGCAATCGCGCTCATCAGCGCCTGCCCGATACCCGAGAACAGGTGATGGAGGCCGGCGGTCGCCAGGGCTGCACAGATGACAAACGCCAGAGTGTACGAGCTGATGACGAACTTCATGCGGCACCCCCAGCAAGCGTCTTTCCGAACAAGCAAAGCCTTCCGTCGATAATCGTGATGTCGTCAATTTTGATTCGAGCGAGATCGATGTTGACGAGTTCCTCGGATCCGCGGCCCTCCTCTTGGTACTTCGTCCAGAGCTTGACTCCGGCATCCGAGGTCCAGTCACTGGCCATCACAGGATGGAAAGTAAAACCTTCCGCGTCGTACTGACGCTCAATGTGGCCATAGTCGAGAGAGATTTCCAGAGTCACTTCACACCTCCAGCGAGCCGCTTGATACGCCTCGCCTCTGGGGGATTGATAGCCGCTAGCCGCTTTGAGGCCAGCTCGAGAGCCGTCGTCTTGGCTGCCGGCGTGGGGAAGGATTCGCCGGGCCATACCTTCGCGGCCGTGATGAAGGGGGGTTGCTTCATTGCTGCACCCTGTACGGCGTCCAATTAGGGTTGTTTTTGTTGACCTGATTAGCAAGACGGAGCATGCGGTTTGTGGTCAACGTGCCGAGGCCCTCCGGCTCCTTGCGGACGAAACCGGTTGCGATACCTAGGGCCAGTAGCAGCAACTCAAAGTCCTCCTGGCTGAGATCGATCGTCATCGCGCACCGCCCAGCGGCCGAATCTGGTCGCACTTCGAGCACAGGTCGCCATCCCGGTAGTCGTGCCTGCAGGGAGCGCTGGTCCGCTTCGCCTGCTGCTTGCTGATGGCGATGTCAACGCAGTGCTGGGTTAGCGTGTGCGCCTGCTCCGTACGGCACAGGCTGCACCAGAGCGAATAGGCGAAGGAATGGCGCTTTTCGTAGGGGGGAATTTCGGGAAGGGACTCGCCGTCAACTGTAGCTGTGACGGGCTCGTTTGCGTGCGATATTTTAGGAACAGTTAGCATGGAAGTGATCATTTCCAAACCTATGTCTTCAGCTGTTGTAGTGCAGCTACTTTAAACTTTGGTGGGCCGGGGCGGAATTGAACCGCCGACCTACGGTTTAGGAAACCGTCGCTCTATCCGACTGAGCTACCGGCCCCTCGCTTGCTTTTCTAAACGTAACTTCGGTTGTCACTTCGCGAACAAACCCGAACGCCTGGGCGACGGCCTCGCTGACCCACGTTCCGGGGCGGTCATTAACTATGTCGCTCAGGAAAGAGACGCTGATACCCTTTTCCCGCGCAACCTGGCTCATTGAAGACTTTGCGAACTCCCGCCGCATTTCAGCCTTAACCTCATCTTCGGTGTAGTTATACGTATTCATCACGAAATCACCTTACGCCTCGCATCCGTACAAACGCAAGTCCTAAATCACTTATTTTTTCAACAGGCTTTTTGGGCGGATCGCGGGGTATATCAAGGGCGTCCAGGGCAGCTTTCTTGGTGTCAAACTGCTGGATACTATAGCGATTCTGCATCGCCTGGCTGATGTGGCCGGCAATCTCCTTGGACACCTGGGGACTTACCATCGGGTTGCTTAGTAACTTGGTGATGGCCTGAACCCGGCAATCATACACCCGAAAGTAGGGCAGCCCGGCCTGCTTCTTGATGCTACTGAAGGCGCTCCGGATCGCCGTCATGGGCTCGTCGAAGATCCACGGGCCATTTGGCTTCCGCGGGCGATGCGGCAGGATGAACTGGTCCTCCCGCGTTCCGCCGAGGTCGTCCCAGCGATCTAGCAGCCAGCTCATCGAGTCAAACGCGGCCGCATTCAAGGGAATGGTTCGGTCCCGGAAATCGTTCTTAGCGCCCTCCCGGACCAAAACGCAGCCCCGCCGCAGGTCCACATCCCGGCGCCGAACGTGCCGCAACTCGCCGAATCCCATGGTGGTCGAGAGCATGACCATCATGCAATGGGCGGCCAGGCGCCATTTTGGGCGGCTGAAGGCGACCTCGCGAAGAATCCGCTCTTCGTCTGCGCTTATAGAATGGCCCGCCTTGCGCTTGGGGACCCGCATGGGGCGGTAGAGGTCCTTCAGTGGCGCCCAGCACCGGGCTTCCTTGAGGATCTGTTGCAAGACGCTCAGCTCGCTGTTGAGCAGGTACGGACCGGCCTTCTTGCTCCGCTCGGCTTGGTAGGCGCGTATGTGCCCGATGTGGATCTCCTTGACGATGGTCTCGCCCAGGAACCGCGTTAGGAGCTTTACTGCGGCCTGGTATCCGTTGGCTGTGTTGGGTTTGATGTAGCGTTTATGCTGGTCGAGCCACAAGTGCGCAGCTCGGCTGAAGGGCAGAGAATCCAAGACAACTTCATCCATGGCAGCAAGGCGTTCCCGCTCACATCGCGCCGGATCTAGCTGGCTGTGAGTCTCTTGTTTCTGTGGGGGAGTATGGCTGACAATATCGCGCATACCGGTACCCGTCTAGTTCCGAAAGTGCTATGACAGGAAGCCTACGCGCCGCTTAACGGCATTTGCTATTGGCCTTCGGGGCTTGTTTCTTGGTTATTCGGTAACCGGTTTGTTGCGGATACGAAACAGAGGCGGCTTGGTTACTTCTCTTGGGGAAATCGGCTATTCTGGCCCTTTATTGGGTCTAGTGTTGCGTATGCGGGACGCCCTTCGCGTACTTGGTCGATCGCGCCATCAGTTCGTCGACGCGCTCTTTCTGTGCCGGCGTGAGCGCATCGTATTTCTTCCAGAACAGCGCCTTCGCCCGGCAGTCGCGGATGGCTTCGGTTAGGGTTTGGCGGGTGGTCATAGCTCATCCTCAAGGCCGGCGAAGTAAAACTCCATCATCGCGTTGAATGCGGCAGCAGCCAACTGATGCTTTCGGGTCCGAAAATGGTCGTGTGGCTCACCATGCAAATAGGCGTCAAAGTGTATCTTCCCGTGCAAACATACGCTTTCCGGTTGGCACCTTTGCAGGGAACCTCGCGAGGCGTCTCCGCTGGCCGCTCTGAACTGAAAGCTATCGCGACCGTACTTTTGAAACCCATATCGTCCTATGTCGTTCATTGCTTCAAGAAACTTCTCGCGAAGAAACTCATACCGGTCGTTCATTTTCTGCCTGACCCTCCCGCGAGGCTCAACATTCGCTCAATCGCGGAGTTTTCTTCCGTTTTAATCCGAGATACAAACACGCCGGCCCGTTGCACCTTCAACCTCATCCGGCATCGGGGAACTCGCGCACCAGCAGATGTGCCGGTATGAGTACAGCTCCAGCGGCCGGCGTTCTCGCGCTCATCTGTTTCACGAAGAACGCGGTACCGGTGGCTAAGCATTCGCGCCGCAGGTTCTCAGCCCACTCCTGCCGCATTGGCCGGTGCCCAGGACCACTTTCGCCGCCGCAGATAATCCAGTTTGGGTTGCCATGGAAACCGCCCATGTTCAGCGGCCCGAGGGCCGGCTCATAGCTGATCCAGCTCACAAGTCCGAAGCGTTCCGCTATCTCGCCCAGGATTGGCCATCGGGCATCGTAGAAGCGCTGATTCCCCGCGCTCGTGCCGAGCCACACGTTTTTGTGTTTGAACTGAAACGGAAGATACCGTTCGTATCGATGCGGCCTCTTGGTCAGTAGCAGCCAGGTAAGGTGCGGCGTTGCGTCGATGAGTTGCCACAGGCGTTCACGCTCGCCGGCCGGTGCCTCGTCGTCCATAACGTCGGCCATCGACGCGCAGAAGACGCGGATTTGCTCGCCGGTCTTCGCGGCGTCGCGCTCCCATTTGAGGGGCTCGGCCCAATGCTTATCTCCGAACGTGCGGCGCGGCTGTCCTTTGCCCCAGTGCGCGCCGCCCACGCGCTTGTCAAAGGCCTCGGCATAGCAGTTATCGCAACCGGGACTCACCTTCGTGCAGCCCCACCACGGGTTGTACGTTGCGTTGGCCCAGGCGATAGTTGTTTCTCTACCCATTGCTATTCCTCATTTACTGCGCTCATCTACTCTTCCCCCACCCGTCGCTCGCGGTACATCTGCCGCCGGCTCGCCAGCTCCTCGCTCGCCGCCTGCCACAGGGTATGCACGCCGTGGATTTTGCAGCCAGCGTTTATGATGTGCTCGCTTCTGCAACAGCAGCGGTTTGGTTCGGGCCTGGGGACGGGTTGCGGCGCGTTCATAGGTTCCCTTTCTTACCCCAAAATCAAAACCTGATCCCCATAGGTGTTCAGCCAAATCTTGCCGCCATCGATGACCGGCGGGCAAAATTTGTTATAGAGATATGGAATCCCTTCCGCCTGCGAGTCCCAGATTAGCTGCATGACGCCGTTAACGAAGTTGTTCGCGTCATAGATCAACAGGCGGCCATTCGACACGACTTGGTTGGCGTTGAGATACGGGCACGAGCAAACAAGAATTGCGCCGCCGCCCGGACTCGCCGCCAAGGTCATCTGCATCCCAGGCATTCCCCCGCCCGGTGCCGTAACCTGCGCGCTGGATATCTCGTTCGATTGCGCGAGGAATGTTATGCCGGTCGCAGTAACGGTCCAGGCCCGAACAGGCGAGTTCTCGCCCGCACAGAAAACCATCTGACCGTGAGTCGCAGAGAGATACTGCACGATTTGGGAATGATTGTGCCGTGTCTTTCCGCCGCCCATCACGTCGAGCGCATCTGGGTTCAGCGGATCCGGACTTACGCTGTAGCCGGGGAAATATGTGAAGTAGATCGGCGGGAAGGCCAGCGCTGCATACTGCTGACCGGCAGCGAGCTGCGCCAGCGTGGTCTGGCCCATGTTGCCGATCTTTGTGGCGTACAAAATTCCGTCTTTGCCGCATGCCAAGTAGAGTCCCAGCGATTCGAGCAGACATCCGGGAGCGGACCCCAAATCCTGGTCGTTATAGCCGGTATCGCTCACTGCGACCTGCATCGCCATGGCCGCAGATGGCCCCGATACTCCGGCTATCTTGGTCTCGTCGGGAATCGTTTGTCCTTCGCGCTGCTGATCGGTGTAGGGACAGAACCAATCGACCACCTGGAATGAGCCGGCCGCCGTAGATGTTGGCGGTAGATACAGCAGTTTTACCGCGCACTCCCCAAAGCTGCCCACCCCGTCAAACGTGCCGTTGCCGGTCACCAAGTAAATTCGCCCCTTGCTGTCAATCGATATAGAGGCGCCGGCCATCCAGACGCCCGCGCCGTAATTCGCATCGGAGAGCGTGCGCGCTGTAATCTTACCGCTCGCGATGTCGTAGGCGAATACCCATCCGCTCGCCGTTGAGCTTGTTTCGGCTACTGTGCCTGCAGCCCACAGGACCGTCTTATTATCGCCAAAGGTTTCGAGCGTCAGGCTTGAGCGCTGCTTGCGCATCGTCGCGTTGTAGCTCTGCAGGGGGCCGCTGGCGGGCTGATACGTGGTTGAGGCTAGATCGATAGCAGGATTCGGCTGTGAGCCATCGAAGAGCCGCAGGCAGTGCAGGTAATGCATCGCTGTGGCCGCAGTGCCATCCTGCGAGTGCCAGGCGCATAGATACAGAAGATTCGTTGCCGGATCGATTACGCCGGTCGAGAGCGTGGCCCAGTGCTGATTAATCATCCACGCATCGATCGCCGTGGTTCCCATGATGGGCAGGCAAATCGTCTGCTTCCACAGCAGCTGGTAGGTGATTGCGTCCCAGCACCAGACCTGGCCGGCCATGTCGGGCAGGACCGCGATGTCATGCTTGAAGCCATCGGACATGAGCACCGCGGGAACGATGAGTATCTGGGCTTCGGCGCCAACCTTGTCCCCGGTCATCTGCAGCGTTCCGAGCAAACGGACGCCGGTCGCCTTGACCTTGGCGAGTGTCAGCGTCGTCTCCGAAAGATTGCAGCCGGTGTTCGCGAGGTCGTAGCCGCGCTTGAGCACCGGAGCCATAACACCCGATTGCGGCGCTTGTGCTCTTGCCGGGAGCGCCCCGGCAGCGAGAGAAAGGGCGGATAGCTGAAGCATTTCGCGGCGGTTCATGGTTTCACCGCCGCGAGGAACGCATCCCAGTCCCAATACCCGAGGCGCCATCGCCACAGAAACAACATCTTGATTGCCCACATCATGGTTCCCTCCCCATCAAAAGTCTCTCCGCCCAGCACCAGATGCCATCCGTAACTTCCTGCGAGCAATTTAGCCTGCCCAGGCTAACCCAGAGTTCATGCGCCAGCATCGCTATCTCGTGATGCGTCGGGTGCGTTCGGTAGCTCATGGCTTACCGCCCGCAGGCGAAGATATGGTCATCGGTGTGGCCTTTCTCCAGTGGGCAGGTTCGCCCGCCCCCGCCCTTCGCAAAGCCGCAGCGCCCCTTAATCTTAACTATTTCGGCTCGGTACTCTCCCGGCTCATATCCGCTATCTGGATTACAGCCGGGGCACGGGGAAACTTCGCCTGCCAGGAGCACGAAGCCTTTGTCGTTGCATACTCCGCAATCGTGATGCGTGGGCCGGGTGCGGTAGCTCATGGCTTCGGGCAATTCTGCGCAGCTACCAGGAATCCAGCAATAAAAGATACCAGGGCAATCACTATTCCCCATGGAATTGCCGCAGTCATCGATATGGCATCGTTCATTTCCTCATCCTCATTCCGCATCCAGCTCACCTCTGGGGACACCTCTCGACAGTTTTCATCTAGCTTATCGCTCATGGCTTCCTCTTACCGTAAATTCGCTGATATTCCTCTAGCTTTTTCTGATCCCTCTCAGCCTTTGCTTGCAATGCAGGCAGGCGGTAATCGCCGTTCCAAAGCAGCCTTGTAGGCATGCCTTCATTGTCCCGGACTATTTCATAAGACCTGAATACTTTATCGCTCATGGGTGGGTCTTGGCGATCGCTGCTTCGGCTTGCTTCCTGACATCGAAAGACCAGTTCGCGTGCTCACGAATCCACTCCAGCGCTTCCCGCAGTTCCCGGTTCTGCGCTTGGAGCGCGGCCAGTCGAGCGTCGAGATATTCCTGACCTCCGCAACCATCCAGGATGTAGTTGTTCGCCGTGTTGCGCTCTTCCCGCAGCGCATCCCTCTCGGCCTCGGCTGCGCCCAGCTTCGCCTCGTACGCTAAGATGGATCCGCTCAAGAATCCAACGTTTGCCTTTAAGGATTCGACGGCGCTCTCTGCTTCGTACAGTTCTTCTTTGATCAGGCGACGATCATCGTAAAAGCTCAGGAGGTTTTCGCGCCACCGCTCCGGGATTGGCTTCCGGCTCATAGGTAAACTCCGTAGCAAAGCGAATTACAGCCGTTGACGTTGCGAGGAATCACATGTGGCTCCAAAGCCTGCCCCGATTGATGTGTCCGATAAGGCCATGAGAGACGCCGTAATGGCGAGCGATATCCCTGAATTCACGGCGGTGTGGCGATTTAAGCTCGGCCTTGATCGCAGCCACGTTTTCTTCGGTTAGCTTTGCGCGTCCGTTGCGAATTCCGGTCGCATCTGTGCCATGGATATAGCGGTCTGCCCAATTCTCTATCTTGGTTGCCCAACGTAAATTGCCGACAACGTTATTAGCCCGGTGCCCGTCTCCATGTGCGACCTCGTGATGCTGGGAAGGACGCGGGCCAATAAATGCAGTAGCTACAAGGAAATGAACTCCGCGCTCGCGAACAACCCCTTGGTCATCCGACAATTTTATTCGAAAGATACCCGTTGAATAACCTGGCCTTCATGATTAGCCCAGCTCGCGAACCTGGGCCGCCAGCAACGCGGACTATCTGCCCATCGTCGCTGACATTGTATTTAGAAAATCCTGGGATAGAGAGCCACTGCCTTTGTGTCATAGGTATACCCCATAAACCAGAGAGTTACAGCCATTTACGTTTCTAGGGATAGTTACAGTGATACAACCCCACCAATCAGTCCACTTATCAGCATTATATCCACTGTTGCCAGTAAATTCATGAAGTCTTGTGCCACGTGGATAGCGGGTCTGCACGGTTACGCTGTGTTCGGACCATTGGTCATTGTTGAATAGGCAGACGCACCCAGGTGCGCTGCCATAGCCAAGCCGCTCATGCGCAAAGGTCTGGTATTCGGCATTCCGGGTAACAAAGCCGCCTTGGGCCAGGTTCTTCCATCTCCAGAGTCCATTGTTGATGCCGGCTTTTAATCCATAGCAGTTGGGATCGGTAGACCAGTCCCGGTAATAGGTCATCGGCTCACCGGGGAAGCTAAACATGATGTCATAGCCGAGTTGCTTGTTCCAGATCGTCTGCTCGCCCGGACTGGTATCGCTGTCGGCGTTCTCAACGAAGGTGACGGCCTTCATCGAATCGATCATGTTGTAGCCAATCTGGGATAGCTGGCCCATCCATACTTGGCTGTTGTTGTTGCAGATAGTACCGACATTGAACTTAAACATGAAATCCAGCACCGAGCAGCGGCGCGCGGTCCAATAGTTTACGTAGCCGGCCAGCGCGTATGGATTGCCGTCAAAGTATTCCGCAAAGAAGAACAGGTCTTTTAGCGTGTCGGAGTTCATCAGATCGAGCACGAATGGCGCATGCATGTCTTTAGCTTCGTCGATGCGAAAGCCGTTAAACCCCAGGCTGGCGAGATACTGGGCTGCGGCAATCGCCCCATTCCACATATAGCGGTCGGGTTGGTCGTAGGCGCACAGGTCTCCATCCGGCCAGCCTCCAGAAGGATCAGGCACGGAGTCCGGGGCCACGTTGCCTGGATAGCCAAGAAGCCCAGGCACCTGGGCAAAGCACGGTGGCGTCTTGGGAAACTTGGCCGTCTTATACTGCTGGTTCGGATAGCCGTCCATCTGGTGCAGCACGACATCGCCATAAACGCTCATGCCTTGCGCGTGTAGAGCGCTCAGCGCCGCCACCAGTTGAGCCTGCGAGCCCCAGGCTGTGCCATCAAGGGTGTAATTGTCTTTTAGGTCATACCCGTCGCTATAGATGCCGCCGGCGCCGAGCGTGGAAGGCATGAAGAGGGCAGCATCGAAACCGGCTGCCTTATATTCCGCAGCGCCCGCTGCAATCCTCTGGTATGCCCAGAGATCGGTTGGAGTTGCAGGCAGCGGCCAGCCGACTACCTTCGCCTGCGTGGCCGCGTCCCACATCGTGTAGTTCAGATTAATAATTGGCAATCATTTCTCCCTTCGCAGTGCGTTGCGGCTCGTCACCGCAAGATAGCCATCCTCGAAGATGACGAGGCAACTGTTCATCTTCCCCCGCGCCAGGACTCGGCAGCGCTGACCTTTGCGGTTCATGCGGTTCCAGCGAAAAATATAGGTCACTTGGCAGCCTTAACCCCAACCCGCGCTTCCTCGTCCCACACTTCGATCCCGGCAATGTTCGTTAAGCTCTTCTGGTTAGTCACGGCCGCGTTGATGGCCTTCTCGTTGAGCGTGAGATACTCGCGGGGCACCAGATGATCTTCGCCCGGTCGCACGCGCCACTTCCACACCGGAGCCCGCTCGATGATGCCCTTTACCTTCGGGACATCTTTCGGCAGGACTACATTTTGCACGCGCACCGGAGTCAACGGCAAAGGCTGCTGGCGAATCTGCGCAGCTACTTCCGGCTGGCCTTGCGCCTCGGCCACTTTGGCGTCAGCCTCGGCCAGCTCCTTCGCTTTGCGCTTGGCTTCAGCCTCGGCCTCTTCGCGGCGCCTGCGGTTCTCTTCTGCCTCCAGGCGCAGGCGCTCGTTCTTCTCCCGCTGGCGATATCCCGCCATGCCGCGGTCGAGAAAAGCCTCAGCCTCGTCATAGGGCTTCATCACATCGCGCTGCAATTCGAGCGTGGCCTGATAGGCGTCATAGGCCGGCTTGCGTAGCCGGTCAACGCGCTCCTGGGCCCGCTTGCGCATCTCGCGCAGGCGCACCAGTTCGTTTCCGGCGACCAGGTACTCATCGGACGAGACGATGCTCAGCGCCTTCACTTGGACGGCCACCGCGAGGGCTTGGAGCTTGAGCTCGTCCTCGTCCTCCGGGATCTCCGGGATGCCGGCGGCTTGCGCGGGAACCTGCGGCTCATCTTCTACCGCCGCGGGCTCGCCCTCGACCTTAAAGGACGGGTGGTCTGGATTCTTGAGCAGATGCGCGGCGAAGTAAGTGCCAAGGGAATCGGCATGGAAGAAATCATCTGCCATTTCTTCGCCGACGTTTGGGTATCCGTAGACCGCCCCGGCGGGCTCCTTCTTGGTCGGATGGAACCGGAGATACAGGACGAAGTTTTCTTCGTCGTACCCGGCCTGCTTGATTCGCCCAGATTCAACATCCTTGAGCTCGATGACGGTTGCAGTTGTCATAGCCTTCTCCTACGCGGCCTTTATGCCGTGGTTCTTCTTCCATGCGTTCAGGGTTGCGCGGGCATGGTCCGCGTTGGCTTCGTTAGCCTGGTCGTCCCAGGCGGTGAGCGTTACCGCAGCAATCGCGGCGTCCGCGTCGCGTGGATCTTCGTAGCAGATGGCCGCATATCTTCCCGTGGGAAACAGCTGCACAGACATTCGGCCCAAATGGCCGCAGCGCGGGCGGCCGGTTTTCAAGAGCTCGTAATCCGCAGTCTGCAGCGCCCATCCGGGATGCCTTGAGGCGCAACACTTTCGGTCGATAATGTATCTCACTGGCCCTATCCAGGCCTCAACATCTGGAGTCCCGCCAACCTCAACCCCGCAGATTAAGCCAAGCATGGGCTGCTCGACGGCGATTATCCTGGGCTTAACTTCGCGGCGAAATTTTAGCCACGCCTCGAAATATGGGATCTCGTCGTCTGCCATCCAGGTGTCGTCGATGAAGCCGTGGATGTCGTACTCTGCGCACCATTTGTGGACGTTGCGCCCGCGGCGGCGCGCATTCTCCAAGACGTCTGCAGGCACCATGGAAAAGTTGAAGATGCCCTGCGCCGTCAGCGAGCCGGTCACCGATGGCCGCTCAATGCCCGCGGCGTTGCGGTAGATGTGCCGGTCTTCTTCGAATGAGAATGCCAGGTCTTCCATAAAATCCTTTTCCTGCGGGCCGGATTAAAATTCACCGACCGCCCCACGCTTAATTCGCCGCTTATATAGGCCGCATGCTTAGCCGTCGGCTCACGCGCTATGTGGGTGCCACTAGCGTTTCAACCCCGGGCGCGACACCGGGTCGCCGCAGGAGTTCTCTACCCTTCAACGGGCAACTGCTTCTCAAGCTCAAGCGCCAGCGTCTTCCAATCCGTGCTCGCGCCCTGAACCGTGTGGTCCTTAACGGCCTGGGCCCGCTGGACGTCGTCATAACGCAAGATCCCGAACAGCTCGAAGACGAGCTTCTTGTCGTGCGGTTCCGCGTTGCCGTTGCCGTTTTGCTCTGCGGGTGCCGGCTGCTCGTTCTTGGCCCATGCCATCGCCTTCTGGAGTTGGCTCTTGCGAATTTTCAGCGATGAATCGGTGCTTAGTGCTTCCTTGAGCCAGGCCTTCGCCTGTTCAATCGTCCGCCCGCTGGCCTTCCAGGCCTTGCCGAACTCGCGTGCCTCGTCCTGGGTAATGGGCTCGTCGAGCGGTGGCATCTCTGCGATGGACCGGAACGGGCCTTCAATCGTTGGGCCTTCATAGTCGCCAGCCTCCTCAACGCTTATGAGCCCCTTCAGCGCATCGGGGAACGCATCGCGCAAGGCGAAGCCGCGGGCGCGCATCTGGAGCATGCGGTAGGGATAGGTCTTCCATGGGCCATCCTTGTCCCAAAGCTTCGCCGTAACAGCGTCGGCCTTTGAGAAGCTGCGCTTTACCGGCTTCTTTCCCTTGCGCTTGACGATGCAGGTCGCCTTCTCGTGGGTCCGGATGTCGGCCATGTCGTCTTCTTCAACGTCCTCGCACTCAGGGTGCGACTTTACGATGGCGAGCTGCAAGTCTCCCCACACGGAAGGCCGACCGTTGATAACCGCAATCCCCTGGAGCGCCTGCATCGGTTGCACGCCGAGTTCCTTGCCGAACTGAATGGCGATGAGAATATTGAAGGCGTTGCCCTTGTAGTCCTTTGGGACCAGGTCGGACTTCGCGGCGAGCTCTGCGAACTCCTTGGCCTCGGCCATCGTGTTGGGTTCAAGGGTGCGGCGCTGAAGCTGCTGCTGCGGCTGAAGTACTTCTAGAGCGACTGACATATATTCCTTTCCATCCACTGATTCTGCAAAACATTTGCGCACTGCTGGCCGCAGAGATGCTTGGTACCGCATATCCGGGAGTTTTCCTCGCTCCACGGCGTTAGATAGATCGATGCCGTCCGCACTGATTCGTAAGCCAGCCACCAGTGATTGACTACGCCCTTGGGTTTCCCGCAGACATCGCAAACGACCTGGGCCGTGATGCTCATTTCGGTAACTATAGCCACGGCGCTAGACCGTTGTCAATCCATTTTTGGATTATTTTTTGTGACTAAGTCGATTTTCCCCTGTATTTATAGGGTTCACGGCTGCCTGAAAAACATTTCTGTATTATTAGCCGCAAAGTGTGGTAAAACCTATTTGACGGAAAACGGCCCAGGTTTTTAAGATGATAGCCATGCCAATGAACGTCGTTCAGCCCGAAAACATGATTTTGTTCGTGCAACACAAGATGGGCGCGCGGTCGAGAAAGGAGTTCGCCGAGGCACTTGGCTGCTCCGAATTGGAGGTCTCGCGCGTGCTTCGAGGGGAGCGTTTCCCGAGCAAGGCTATGTTGAAAAGGTTGGGGCTAAAGGTCGTCTATCAGATCGTTGAATAGGGGGAATAGTTCCATGGCAAACGCATTTGTATCCATCCTTGACCACGCCGGTTCGGTCATCAAGGAAATCTTCGTTAAGGGCCTGCCCATTGCCGAGAAGCTTGACGCGGCTGCGGACCCGTATCTCGAGGAGGCGTTCCCTGGAATGGCCGGCCTCTTGAAATCCACCTTGGCCATGCTCGGGAACGCCGAGGCTACCGGCCTGGCGGCGGCCAGCGGTACCGCAACCGGGCCAGTGAAGTTGGCCGCAGTGGTTTCTTCGCTGGAGCCGATCGCGATCGACTATCTCAAGCAGCGCGGCATCACTGCGGATTCGACCACGATCACGAACTGGACGAATGCCTTCGTTGCGCTTTTGAATACAATTCCGGCGCCGAGCAAACCGGCGGCGCCAGCAGTTTAACCGAGATACCACCCGACGAAGGGGCCTAGTAGGAAGCGAATCCTGGAGAGGTAAATGGGCGCGGAGCCAAGCCGATTGATGCCGCGAGTGGGCCATAGTAAGCCGAACCCACGAACACAAGCCCGTAAGATCGGTCGAAGGGTAGTAGCTGCAAGTCCGAACGGCCCCGCTATTCTGATTACGCCGGTGCCTTTTAGTGGCGATTGGATCGATGATGCCGCGGCTAGCGTACGCAGCTTTAGCTAATCTTTGAGAGTCCAGCCGGCTCCAAGCTTTAATCAAGTTTCCCCAGGTCAGGGCAACATGGCCTGCGGACGCGGCGGCAGTGGAAAACGACTCTGAGTTTACCCGGCTGGTGACTCACATGACGGGCCATGGGCCGCCGCGATAAGCTCCCACCACTGGGAGATGCAACCACGGAATGGCCTGGGTGCAATGCCCAGGCCGCTTTTTAGAGGCCGCATGTCCATCAAGACGATGCAATCGCATACCATGCAACTCCAGCAACAGCTTCAGGCCGTCTCTGGGGCCCGCGACAATATCCTCCGCATCCTGATTGCCGTCACGCGCACCTACGGCGGCGAAGATAAGGAACTCGTTCTCGCGAAGATAGATTTGGCTGCCGTGAATCTTGCTCAGGAGGTTATCGACTGTCAGCCGTTGCCGGACGGAACTTTTAGGATCCGCCATCGCATGCTGACGGAGCCGCCCAAGATTGCGCTGGCCGAGCCGGCCGCAGAGGTGCAGGAGATGCAGGAGGAGCCGGAAGAGATAGCTCCGCCGTGTGATTGCACACACACAAAGGCTGAGCATATTGGCGGGGTGGGTTATTGCAGGCTGGGGAGTTGCGGGTGCGAGGGGTATCTTCCGGAGGAGGCGGTCCAGGCGTGAGGAGCCAGGATTGGCCGCCCCGAAAATACAGGCCGTTCTTGGGGTTCTTCTTTGTCCAGCCGTATGGATTTCGCGGATGGCTCTGCTGGTACAGGAGTGCGATGGATGGGCGCTGGGTGATTGGTTATCGCTGGCGCGGGTATGTGCGCTTTACACGCTGACGCCTACTTCCCCACCTTAACCGCCGGCGTGGCATCCGGCCTGTCGGGAACTTCGTGCGAGGCCACCATCTGCACCGCGGCCTCTCCGGGAACGACTGCAGCCGTCTTGCCGGCATCGGTCTGCAGCATGGCGACGTAGACCTTCGCGAGGCTGCTGATGAATGTCGCGGCGCCAGCAATCTCCAGCGACTTCGGCGACTGGTTTAGGGCAAAATAACCGGAGACGAAGGTTCCGGTTACCATCAGAAACGAGCAAAGCCCGCTCGCGGTCGTCTTCCAGTTCTCGATTGCGTGGATGAGGAAAGCTTTCATGGCAGAATTCCTTTCGTTATCGCATTATCATGATTTCGTGATTTCGCACTAGTTACGGCGTGACGCTGAAGTTGACCGGCGGAGGCGGCGTGTTGCTCGGTATGGTCGCCGTGGACGTGACAGGCGTACTGGCCGCAGGATTGCCGCTCTGGTCCTTGCCGTTGACCACGAGCGAGTAAGTATGCGATCCGGCCGCTCCCGCAGGCGTCTGGGTATAGGTCAACGCCGTGGGCGCAATCGTTGAGCTGATAACCACCGGCTTGGTGGCGTTCGTGATGTCGCTCAAGGTGAAGCCACTAAGGCAATCGGTGGTCACGGTTGTCGAGCAGGCCGGCCAGGACGTCGCCCATGCGGAGTTGGCCTGCCAGGTAAACGTAACGCTGTTCGATTGCGCGAGCGCGGGCGAAGCCGCGAGAAGTAGCAGCCAGAGAAGTCGTTTCAAGAAGTCACCTCGTTACGGGGTTTTGATTGCGAAAGCCAGGGGCGCCCCGGGGGCGGCAGCAGCCTTTATGGTGGTCGTTAGGGTTACCGGCGTTGATGCCGTCGCGGCTCCCGCCTGGTTCTTGGCGTTCGCGACCAAGCTGAAGGTGTGGACTCCGACCGTCGGCATCTTCCACATGGTGTAGGACAAGGCGGTCGCCGAGATGGTGTTCGAGACATTGAAGGGCGCCGATGGCTTGGTGACGTCCGAGATTGCGAAGCCGGTTCGGCACATGGTGGTAACCTTCGTTGTGCACGGGGGCCACGCGGACCATCCGGGGTTCGCTTGCCAGGTGAAGGCGGGGAATTGAGCCGGGGCGGTTGCGGTCGTAGCGACGGCCAGCGCGAGCACGAAGATATAGAGTGGTTTCATTGCGGGACCTTTCGCTGTAGAAAAAGGAGAGAAAATGTGTCTACCGGTTACGCCATACAGGGTTGAGCGGGAATGGAAGCATGCGGGATTATCCTGCGCCGTGGTCCAACAGCAAGAGGGCGGCCACCGTTGCGGCTACGTTCGGGTGCCTCCGGGCCATGCGCTACATGGCGGGGGCTACGATGACGTGGATGTTGACGTCCACGGCGGTCTCACCTTCGCCGAGATCGAGCCCTGCGACGAACACGAAGACGGCTGTGGGTACTGGTTCGGCTTCGACTGCGCGCATTCGGGTGATTCTTCATACGACCCAAGCACGGATGCACCCGAGGCTGTGCGGCTGCGAGCACTATGCCCGAGTCTTGTCCGCGGGCATTACTGGACGCAGGCCGAGGTCGAGCGGGAAGCCGAGGCGCTAGCGGAACAGTTGGCGGCTGCCGCTTAGGCGGCCACCCGATTAAGCCACCCCTTTAGCTCCCCTGCCTGGGCCGGATTTGCCTCTGCAATCGCCCGGTAGTGCGCGGTGAGGGTATCGCGCCACTGAACCATCAGCGCCGCTTGCTGGGCCGCACAGGCGCTGTTTATGGCGGCAACGGTTTCAGGACCCGGTTCTCCATCGACCGCCAAACGGGCACCGAGCGCGTTCAGGCTTTTTTGGAGCAACAGAACGGTGGTCTCCGTGCCCTCGTTGACGCAGAACGAGAGCAGGCGATTCGCGAAATACTGGGAGACGATCGCGCCGCCGTCCATGTGGTCCCAGTAAGCCAATTCCATCGTTTCCTCGGCGATCGCTTGCGCTTGCGGATTCGGCATCGCTCCATAGAAACCCGTCGCGGTCAGCTCTGGATGATACTTCTCCGCAATCCCGAACCGCGTTCGACCGCCCCTGTCCACCGTTAGCTTCCCCGAGAGGGTCGAGTCTTCCTGCAGCATGACGAAATCCACGGCCGTCTTTGCGTCTGCCATTCCGTTTTTCACCAATAGAAAAGCCCTCCCCGGGGGAGGGCTGTGCCTTCGCGGTCTAGCCGCTTTTACTTGGTCAGATTTGCCAGCATATGGACGAGGAGCGGCTTAATCAGGTCCAGAATCCAGGTGCCCGCGAAGACAGTAGCGATCGCGAGCCAAATGTGCGCCCGCTGAAGCTTGTTGGTCTTCTTCGTGTCTGACAGTCCCTCTGCCTTTAGATGGTCTTCCGCTTGCTCCTTGCGCAGGTCCGTCTTACCTTGCTCGCGGTATCGATCGGCCTGGAGGCCGGTGACAGCCTTGAGGAGATCGCTGTATTTTTGTTTGTCTTCCGCGCGCGCTACCTCGAGGAAGCCTGGCGGCCCCGTCCCGTTTCCCCAAAGCGCCCTGCGCCAGTGGTCGAACTGGTCCACGACCTTAGCGTGGTCGCCCAGAAGCTTCGTTAGCCCCGTGGTTTGCTCCGCGATGCCCTCGATTCTAAGCTGGTCGCCTGTCGCATGCTCGCTCAAAAGTCGGGTCTGTTCGGCATTCTGCCTCTTGATCTCTTCCATTCCCTTGATTAGAGGTTCCATTTGCTTTTTAACCTCTGCGGTTACCCAACCGCGCGTCGCGCTTACTTCGTCTTCCCCCATGGCCAGGTCACTCCCCAGTTTGAATGGTTACCGCGGTACTTCGTTACTACCTGCCCTGGCCTGGAGCCCTACTTTGCTTTGATGGCCCGGAACGGTGATTGGCTCGCTCTTTTCGCGCCGGCCATGATAGATTGTAGGTCCCTTCCCCGCTGGAGACTGAAATGCTAATCAAGATCATGCTTTTGATGCTCGCCTTGGGTGGAGTAGCGTCAGCCGGCGAGGGCGCTTATCCTACCCAATACGTTGTCGTTACTACCAGCAATGTGGGCAGTTTCATGATTGGCAACTTTTGCACCATGAGCCTGCGCGACCAAGCTGCGGCCTCCGTCGCTCTCATCGTGCAGAGGCGCGGCCATAGCGCATGCCACACCTGGGATAGCGGCACCATCTTCCACGGGCGTCGCGAAAAGAACTCGATCAAGTTGCTCACGACGGACGACAAAGGGAATCCCAAGGTGGAGGACTGGCCGATCACCGGCACCGTGGCGCTCGGCATTCCGGCCAAATGAATGTTTAGGTCGCCCAACTCATGAGCGTGTTACCAACCGGTCCTCCGTCCGGCAGAATTGCATAACCCAAATAGTTGAAACCACCAGAGCCAAGATAGCTAGAAGATTTAGTAACTGTGTAGACCTGCGTCCAAAGGCTTCCGTCGTAGGAGAAGCGAAAGTAGATGCTGGTTCCATCGTCCTGCAACTGGAGCCATACGAACGGGCTTTGCTGAAGGATGCCATCCGCGGCCAGTACTAACTGCGTCCCGAGCGTGGTCGGGTTGGTGAGTTCGACAACGTAGATGTTCCATGGCGGCCCACCGTAATCGAGCAAACCCAGATAGAGCGCCTCCCCGGTTGTCGTATTGGCGATAACGATGGCGAATCCCGTGGTCGAAACCGGCTGCGTGGTCCCATTGATGATTCCGGCCGGCATCGAGAACAGCGCGTTAAGGGTAAAGGCCGACCCCGGATACGTTCCCAGGATGCCCTCTACATGAACGCCGAGGGTTCCTGTGTCGACGAGCGTGATGCCGGTTGGATTGTTCGTTGCGGTGAAGGTACCCGATTGATTGTAGGCGGTTGTGAGCGAGATGCCGGCCTGCGTCGGTACCGCGCTCATGATGGCACTGAATAGGCCGCCTCCGCCTCCGCCGCTGGGCGTCACCCATGTGGGCGCCGAGCTGGAGCCATTCGTCTGGAGAACGTCGCCGCTGGTTCCAGCAGCCAACCGGGTGGGCACACCCGACGCGCCGCCGTAGATGATGTCCCCTTCGGTCGTCATCGGATTGGCGAGCGCAGTCGAACTGATGACACCGGCAGAAATGGTGATGGTAGAGCCGTCGGGCTTGACCGCTCCGAATGCGCCGGTGGTTGCCAAGGGCAAATCGGCCGCCGCCAATGCGCGGAAGGTTGGATCTGCTGCGGATCCTGACGCCGGGCCGGCAAAGACTTCGTTCGCCGTCTCCGTGGCAAGGGTTACCGCGAGCGTGCCTGAACCGGTGATCGGCGAGCCGCTCACAGACAGAATCGCCGGCACGGTGAGCGCAACGCTGGTTACCGTTCCGGTGCCGGTGCCGCCGGACAACACTTCGACCCAGGCCGAACCCGAGTCGCGATAAGTGATGTTCGTGTCCGTGGCGAAGTAGAGGCGCCCGGGGATGCCATAGGCGGGGATGTCGGCGTAGATGCCTTCAAGGATTACTTGAGCAATGGTCGTCAATTTGGCACTCCCAGAACCACGATTACGTCGCCTCCGAGCGTGAGCGTCGCAGCGAAGATTATGTTTCCATTGCCATCGGTCAGCGGCTCGTCATGCGTGCCGCCGGGGCCCGGGCCGAGAACGACCGGCACGTAGGCCGAGACGTCGTAAATCGGCAGGCCCGCCGCGTTTACACCGGTAGGGCTTAGGCCCTTTTGCCAATAGACACTCGGGTAATCCGCTGGCGCGGCCGGGGTTACGTTGGAAAAATTTGCCTGGAATGCGCCCATCTAAGAACCATTAACCGAGATAGTTTGGGCACCCGTCCCGCTCGTGCCGAGGACCGTGTATGGGTATGCGGTTGCGTCGGCGAGCGTTCCCGTCACGACGCCGAAGGAATTGAAGGGGAGCATCTTGAAATGCACCGTTTCGCCGACCCAGGCCGGCAGCAACGGTACTTTGCAAATGCCCTGTCCGCTCGGCGGCAGAAGGGCGAATGCAGAGCCGTTTGGATGGTCGACGCCGACGCCCGTAGCCGGCGCCCCGAGAACTGCACGGTCCAGATGGTTTCCGACCCCGGTGGCCATAAGGGTGTAGTTGTAAACCGCAGTCAGCGTCGCCGCGCCGTAGGTCATCAACTCATACGGCACTTCTGGCGTTGCGGCGCTCTCGACAATCACTTGGACCGCAAAGCCTCCGTTGCCGGCCGCGACAAAGTTATTTTCGACCGTGACCGCGCCACCCGGCATAACCTGATCTGCGAGTAGGGCATAGATATTCGTCGTTCCGGAACCGCCAAGGGTATTAGCTGTGCCGGTCGATGGTGTAATGACGGGCGCATCGATGGGGCCGCCATCTTGGCGAAGAGAGGCCCAGTAAACAGCCACGTCAGTATCGAGAACCGCCCCGGAAGTCGTGTTGGTCAGGGTTATGTTGCCGCCATCTCCTCCGATGCCCTCGGTTTCGCGTATGCCGCCAGTAGGCCCAACGAATACGACGAGCCCGCCAGCCATATCGAAGGCTCCTGCGGGGCACTGGACCTCCACATATCCGAGTGTGATATCGAAGCTAATCAGCAGCTTATATACGGAGATTTGTGACCAGGGGCCGCCGCCGCCCCCGCTGTATGCGTTCGCCCATCCGGTTTCTGGGACCGGGGCTATGTTGTCGCCGGCAGAAGCGAAAAGGATTGCAAGGTCCCCCACCTCTGAGCCGGCCGGGAGAGGGATGAGGATCGTGTTGCTAATTGGGCCCTGAGTTAGAAACGAAGAGCCACGCAGGACTGGCGTCGGAGGCCCGTTTTCTACATAGCAGGGATAAACGAACCCATCCTCGGTTGCGACCGGGTAGCTCTGAAGTGTCTCCGCGCTCTCGGTAAGGTTGACGCTGAGGTTATTCGTCGTATCAGGGCTCGATGCACCCGGCCAATCGTCCACGGTGACGCCCTGAACTCCGTTTCCTATGGTGGGCGAACCTGCGGAAATATAGCTCGCTCCGCCATCGGTTGAGATGTAGACCTGCGCGCCGGCGAAGTTCGGGTCCGGGTCCGAGATGACAAGCCACACCTGGCCCTGATTTGCCGAGCCGATCAGCCCCGGAACCGGCTCGAAGATGATGGGCGGATTTATCGGCTGAGTGACGGTTGCACCCGTGCTTGGCGAACTGCCCCCGGACTGGCTCGCTGAAAACGGCGTGGGCGCGTACATGCCGTAAACGAAGGGCTCGGCCTGGCACTGGATCGAGCCGTCGGTCTGCTCGGCCATCGAGGTGATGCGCACGGGTAACTGATTGACGCCCATGAGCGGGTCCGTCACCGTAATCAAATCCATCGGCGAGAGCAGGCACCATTTGGCCGGGACCGTAAAGCTGGCAACGTCTCCCCCGTATTGGAGCTTGCGCACCATGATGCCGAGAATCTGGCGCGCGATTGACACATCCTGGATGGCGTAATTCTGCACCGGGTCGGCCTTGCGTATGCCGAAGAGCGAGATCCCCACCGCGTCCGGTTGCTCGACCACGCTCGGGTTGTAGTTCGAGCTCCGGTTGATGCACTGCATCTGCAGCACGTTTGGCTGGTCAACGCGTGCGGCCGTCTTGATGGTCAGCGGTGGGGTATTTCCCGATGCGACGAAGTCCCCGTTCTCCGTGCTCAGATTTGCGATCGGCCCGCACGCCGTGTAGGCGTTGAAGATGGCGCCGTTCCCAATCTTCGAGACTTCCGAGTAGGGGATGCTGTAAAGCTTGAACCCCATGAACAGCGGCGCCGCGTCGGCCGCCTGGTAGAGCGTAGTCAGCCAATCGCTCGCCGCCTGCTGGGAATCCATCGTGAGCGAGCCCCAGAGGCCATTGGCGCGGCATTGCAGGCGTACCGTGTCGAGCGAGTAATTGTCGACGTAGTCGCCGACCGGCGCCGGATAGCTTGGCGGCGCGATGGCGCACTTGAACGCCAGCGAGCAAACGTAGCTGGGATTCGAGCTGGGTTGCGGCATCGTGAACTTGTATGTCCCCGGCGTTTCCACGGTGCGCGAAAAGATTAACTCATAGGGAGCGTTCAGGTCGTAAACGTTGCTCGGCGCGTTGAGTGGCGTCCAGAGCGGTATATTCGGCGTCGTGCTAAAGCCGGGCGAGCCGGGCGTCCACAGCGAGAAGGTAAGAATGTAGGCCGGGAAGCCCTGCTGATTGGTTGTTACCTGGGAAACGCTCGGGCTCGTTCCGATGGTCGAACTGTCAAAGGTGTCGACGCCTCCAATCTCGAGCAATTGCGTGCCGCTGTCGTTTCCCTGCGGCCCGCTGATTGCGACGGTGTTTGGGCCTGACGCTTTTGCTTGTGCCCACCAGACCTGCATATACAGGCCCGAGGCGAGCAGCGGTGTCCATGTGTTCCCTGCCGTGTCCGATATGCCCAGCGTGGCCGTCGCCCCGGAAGTGGCGATGACGACCAGGAAATTCCCCTTCGTATTCGGCTGGTTGTACGGGATGGGATTTGAAGGAAAATCCGCGCCGCCCGCAAATTGATTCTGCACGCAGCCGGGAAAGTCGTAGCCCGAAAGCCCGTGCTCAACCTGGGTAAACCCCGGCATGGTTCCGGTGGTGTCGCCGATTGCTGCCTGGGCAACGCCTGAGCGGAAGACGTCCTCGATCATGTCGGCGAAGTCGGCATCGCCGGTTGGATAGAGGCCCCACTTGCCCTGGACCTCGACCTGCAGTTGCGGGATTACGCCGCCCGCGCCGAGGTCGATGCTTGAGGATCCAAGCCCCGCGAACATCGGGTAGACGATCTGCTGGGCCGTAAGGTTGGCGTCCTCGTACTCGGCCCCGGAGCCGAGCTGCGGCTCGAAGACAAGCATCTCCTTTTGGATCGGCGGCAGGTAGCTGGTGGCGGCCCTGAGCTGCGTATAGTAGACCGTGACCACGCCGCCTGGAGCGGCATAAAACGGCCCGTCGAGATAGAACGTCGACCCGTACGAAGGCTCCCAGCGGTAGGTATATGGGAAGTTGCGCTGCTGCGAAATCCAGGCCGGCCCGGAAAACAGCGTGTTCCAACACGGCGTGGGCATGGTACCCGAAAGGCTCTGCGGCCCGTTCCCGCCGTAATCGTTGAAGACCACGTCGGTGTATGTCTGGTCCACCGTGACCGCGATGATCGAGTAGAAATACGGGTCATCGATGGTGTAGGAGGCCGCCCCGGACCCGCCCACCGCGAGGGTGATGAAGTTGAGCGGGATGGGACTCCCGTTATTCCACATCTGCTGGACACCCATGATGGGGTTGTGCCCGAGCAAGAAGTCGATGTTCTCGACGTATGTGGTCACGCCCTTGATGTCTTGCTTGAGCTTCTTTGTGCTGCCGCCCTGGCGGATGTTCGCGGTCCAGATGGCGAGCAAGGGGCTTTGCGTCATCCCGTAGATGACCGGGATGGTTTGCCCATAGGTTGCAGCCTGGAGCAGTGACCCGAGCGCTGTCGGCTTGGTCGCGGCTGCTGCTTTTCCACTTAGCATTCAGGGCCCGCTCCAAGTAAGATTGCGCTCATGGAAAAGTGGCTCGTCTTTACGTACATTCGCGGTGACCTGTTTAAAGTCTCGGTGTGCAGAACAAAGCGAATGGCTACCCGCCTGGATAACCAAAACAAGAAGCCTTTGATGGCCGCCTATGGATGGAGTTCTAAGGTGTTGCCGCTGTCATTCATCAATGCGTACCTAACAGGTGTGGACCCAAACAGGCTGAGCCACCGGAAGGCGCTAGCGATTGTTCAGTAGGCCAAGGATCAAACACCGCGAACTCGGTATACCCGGTCATCCAGTGAGTCACGCAGTTCTGTTCCTTCACAACCGGGTTCGCAGCGTGGACCATGAACGGCCAGCGGGTCACAATGCCGCCATGGTTGAAGAGCCGGGAGCGCGCCACCTTGAAGAGAATCAGGTCGCCGGGCGAGGCTTCCACCGTGCCGCGGCACCGGCCTTCCAACGTCTTGCGTGCGTGCCGAATCAGCCGCAGCATGTAACGCTCGTCCGGCGCGTGGCAGAACCAATCGTGCGAGTAGACGCCGAGATCCTCGCGCTCTGCGAAACCGCACTCAAGAAGGTACTCGGCCAGGCATGTGGCGCAATCTGTCCCTGCACCCTTGACCCGTCCGCCTAAAACGTACGGCGTCCCAATCCAACTCCGCGCAATCTTCACCGCGTCGTCGCGGGATATCGCGCTAGCCGCCGTTTCCACTGAGGCGTCTCTTTCTTTGTTCCGCAAGCATCCGCGGTCCGCACGGGAACTTTACGAAGAGGCGCATCTCCTCTGGCGTCATCGTTTCTTCCATGTGCGCGACCGCCTCTTTGAATTGCTGCAGTCTGATTTCGCGAGGCTGAGTAAGGAACTGCCGGATTCTTCTCTTTAGGTTCATCATTTCCACCAGCACCCAAAACACTGCCCCTGCGTATAGATCACCGTCGCCGGAAGGCTCGTAACGCCCGAGACTATCGTGATCGCCTTCACCGTCGTGCTTGCGCTGATCGTAAAGGCCCCTGCATAGAGCGGCGACGCACTCGTCGGCGTGCTCCCGTCCACCGTGTAGTGAATGACGCCGCCCGCCGGACTAACGATGCTGACCGTCAGCGTCGTCGAGAACTTCTGCGGGCCCGGAATGATGGTCGGCGTCTGGCTGCTCAGCGTGTAGGTCGCCGTGCCCATGGCGCTCGTGATGTACCCGGTCGCGACCGCAATGGCGTTAATGATCGTGTTTGCCGAGACGCTGATGGGGCCTGAATAGACTGTCGAGCCAGTGTTGGGCGTGGTCCCATTGGTTGTGTAGTAGATCGTCGAGCTCGGCGTGGTATCGGAGATCACAACCGAGAGCGTCCCGGTGAACGCCTGCGAGCCCGGCGTAAAGAGAGGCGTCGCTGCGGTTGGACCGCTCAGCGAATAGACTGCGGTTCCGACCGCGCTTTGCGTAAAGCCGCTCGCCGTGGCAATTGCCTTGACGGTTGTGCTTGCGGAGATGGCAAGGGGTCCAGAATAAACCGTGGAGGCGGTCGTCGGGGTCGAACCATCGAGCGTGTAATAGACGGTCGGACTGCTGGTCGAATCGCTAATGACTACCGAGATGCTTCCGGTGAAGGTCTCGGAGTTGGGCGAGAAGGTTGGCGTTGCTGCAGGGTTCGATCCGAGCGTATAGACTGCTTGGCTCGACGTGCTCGTGGTGAGTCCCGACGAAGTAGCAATGGCGCGCAACGTTGTGGTCGCGCTGAAGGTCAGCGGAGTTGAATAAACCGACGAGCCCGTGGTTGGTACGCTTCCATCCGTCGTGTAGTAGATCGTCGGCGATGGGCTGGAGTCGGAGATTGTGACAGTTACCGTGCCGGTGAAGCCCTCGGTGGTCGGCGAGAATGTCGGCGGCGCCGTGCAGCCTGGAGTGCAGCCGTTGATATCGACGTTAAGACTGCCAAAGGTGTATGGAGTCCACGACGCATAATGGCCATCGCTGGGATAGGTCGCCGTATAGTGGTGGGTGCCCGCGGCGACGTTGGTCAGCGTGAGTTGCGCCAGCGTTCCGTTATCTCCGTAGGTCCCGATGGTGGCCGTGCCGACCGGGGTCCCATTGTCAGAGAACGTGATCGGGCCGCTGGTCAGCGCATAAGACTCCTTGGAGTTGATCTCAGTCGCCGGCTGGATCACTACCTGCAAGGTGTACGTTGCCGTGGAACCCGAGAAGGTGCAGTTCGGCCGGCATTGCTGGTTGGTTGCCGTGGGCGTCATCATCAACAGTTCGCCTACGATGGGCTGGAAGCTTGAGGGATAGCTGCAGTTGTATGGCGTGCCACCGCTGCCGCTTCCGGTCGTGTTGACGCTCGTCCCGGCTGCGAACTGACTCAATAGCGAGGAATCGACAAAGTTCGGGCCCAAGGCGATTTGCGCGTACTGGTCCTTCGTCACGCTGCACTGCTGTGTCACGCCCTGGTTGGTTCCATTGATGTTGATGTTATTGAGCGACAGACCCATCAGGTTGCTGCTGTTGAGGCCCTGGAAGGTGAAGTATCCAGAGTTGCCAGTGGTGTAGGGCGCGGTCGAGGGAAGGACGGTGATGTTCGACAGCTTGATGCCGGTATAGAGCGGGGTCTGCGAGCCGGTGTCGCAGCCATAATTCGTGTAGAACCTCCATGTGTCATGCTCGTTCACCTGGCAAATATCGGTGAACGTGATGTTTGAGACGGTGCCTCCATTGGAGGTTGAGCTGTTGATGCCAATGCCGGCGCTCTGGACGTTGTTCAGGTTGCCATTCTGCGTGAGGCCGCTTACGACGACGTTGCTGAATCCTCCACCCGTATCGCTGCCGATGCCGATCTCGATTCCGGCATAGGTATGGTTATTCAGGATGGAGACGTTCTTTCCAGCGCCGCCGCCATTGGTGCTCTTCATGGCCATCTGGTTGTCGCCATTGGATATGAAGCTGTCCTCAACCGTGACATTCTGAAAATTGTTTGTTGGGTCAATACCGTCGGTATTGCTGGTTTCAAATGGGGTGATGATTTTCGCGCCCCAAACGGTCAGCCCGTTTGCCTGCGTACCGCCGTTAGTGCCCTCCCACTCAAATTGAAATTCCGGCCCGGCATGAAGGGTCGTCTTGTAAAGCGTGAAGCTGCTGGCGTTGACCATGGCTAAGATGTTCGGGCCGTACTGATTTCCACCCTGCGAGTTCGGCGTGCAAGGCGGCGAGCCGTTGATTGCGCCGCTGTGCTTATTGCAGTAGGCCTGGATCGTGTTCGAGTACCACGAATAGCTTTGCTGGACGCCGCCGACCAAGAGCCGGTCCCATCCGCGGCCGTCCAAGCGGCCATAGCCGTAAATCCCGGAGCCGGTTGTGTTCGGCCCCGTGATCCAGTGATTGCATCCGCCGCCCGCGGAGGTTACCACGCCGCAATTGGTCCCGCCGTAGTCGGCCGGGTTCCTGCTGGCATAAACGCCGACGCCGGGGTCGATCGTGAGACTCACACCCGTGGGGACGGTGATGCGTTGCAGAAGAAAGCCGTACTTGGTGCCGTCCGTGCTGGGTGCGAGTTCTACCGCTTGGCCGCTCGCGCAGCTATTGAGCGCGTTCTGGACGCGGGTCGTATCAAATGCCGTCTCCGACGACGGCTCATAGCTGAAGTTATTCGCCGGCAGGTAAGGCGTGACGTTGTAGGGGTCGTTATTGATCGAGGTGCTTGTGCCGATCGAGAGCACCGCGTTGAGCACCTGGCATACCGGCGGGAAGACGGGCTCTGTCACCGTGCGCGTATCGCCGCCCGATGAGAGTGTGTAGACAGACGTTCCGATGTTGCTCTGCACGAATCCCGAAGCCGTGGCAATCGCCTTGAGCGTGGTGGTAGCCGTCAGCGTCAACGGGCTCGAATAGACGGTCGATCCCGTCGTAGGCGTACTGCCATCGTTGGTGTAGTAGATGGTCGAGCTGGGAGTCGTATCCGAGATGGTGACGGAGAGGCTTCCGCTAAACGTGGCTGAGGTCGGTGAGAAGCTGGGCGTGGCCGCGAGAACCGATGGGCTCACCGTCAAGGTGACGGGCGAACTGGTGACCGCGCCGACATTGGCAGTGACGTTCGTCGTGCCGGCCGCTACCGCGGTGAAGAGACCGCCGGGCGAGGTCACTGTTCCGGTTGCCGGCGTCCCGCTGGTGAAGGACGCGCGGTTGCCCTGCGAATCGGTCGTGGTGCAATTGGTCGGCGAGGGCGCACCGCTTCCGGTGTACGTGCAGGTCGCGGTGAGCTGATTCGTTACGCCGATTCCGAAGGTAGTTATTCCACCGGTCGTGGTCACGGCGATCGAACTGAGGGTGGGACCTGCCGCGCATCCCCTGGTGACCAAGCCCGATAGCTGGGTCACATTGCATAGCCACGCCGGAAAGTACGGGTCGGATACGACGCTGCCTGAGACCGGCTGGTAGCCCCATGAGGCGTTGCCGTTTGTCGGCGTGAGGTCCGTGATGAGCGCCGCCATGCAAGCGGGCACGGTCGCGTAGGAGCTGCAGCTCGGGGCGCTGGGGACGCTTCCCGGGGCGCTGGTAAATGACGGGTTCGTGGTCGTGTTCCCGGGTCCGAAGGTGAATCCGGTGCAGGTTCCCTGGCAATTCGTGTCGTTCCCGAACGAACTGTAGCCCTGGTTATTCGATACCGTGTTTGTGCCCGGTGACCCGGCGCTGTAGAAGCTGAGGCCATAGGTGTAAACCGGGTAGCCGCCAACCGTGTTGACCGTCGGCTGCACTATGTTCTTGGAAGCGGTTGCGTTATTGTCCTCCTGGAGAAAGATCTCGCCGAACTCCGAGGAGACCATTGCGGAATCCTGCGCGTTCGCATAGGCCGTGTTGTTCAGAATGAAGGTGTGGGCCAGGGTGGTCGAGTCAACGCGAAGTCCCGTATTGCCGTTGTAGAGCGAGATGTTGTTTTCCATCACGCCTTGCTGGGCGTACGAATTAGCATCCCAAGTATCGAAGATTATCCCTTCCCCGTCGGTGGGCGGCGTGCCCGCGCAGGGGTTCGGGTTCACGTTATGCCAGTCGAACGTCTGCGAAATGTAAATATGGGTGCCAGCCAAGGTATCGCTTTGCACCGGTTCCCAGATGGAGATGCCGCTCCCGCACTCGGACGATTCCTGCGATCCGTTGTATGAGATCGATCCGACGACGTTGAAATAATCGACGCCGGCAGATCCGTTTGGAGGAGACGAGAAGCCGGCACTGTTGCAGCCGTTGGCGATATCGTTCCCGAAAACGATGTGGTGGATGGTCGAGCCGCCCAGCGGGTAGGCCTCGAAGCACGATGCCGTGCCGCCGGTCGCCGTGGCGACGAAACCAAAGACGCCCCAGTTGGAAGCCGTTATCCCGACGCCCGGCGAGCCGCTGGTGAGGCTCACCGTGCAGGCGAATGGAGTCGCGCAAACCACAGCCGCGATGTTTTCCGATGAACCCGAGCCGCAGCCCGTTACCGTGCCCCAATTGCCGAAGCCAAGGGCTGTCCCGTAAGCGCCCGCCGCCGCTGAAATCGTGGTGCCGCAAGCTATGGAGTGGTTAGGGGTAGCCCAGGGCGAACCCGAACTTGTGCCGGAATTCGAATCGCTTCCCGAGGGCGACATGTAATACGTGGTGGTCGACGAAACGGTGACAGTAAAGCCCGGGCTATTGACACCGGCCGCAGTGGCCGTGATGTTGGACGTGCCGGCGGCCACGCCCGTGACTATGCCTGTCGTCGACCCCACCGTGGCATGTAAGGTTGTGCCGCTTGTCCACGTTGCTGCGTTTCCCTGAGAATCGGTACTCGGTCCGGTGCAATTGGTCGGGGACGGCGCCCCGGAACCCGTATAGGTGCAGGTTGCCGTCAAATCGACCGTTCCTCCTACGGCCGTCGTGTTCGCTCCTGTTACCGCTATCGAGGCGAGCGTGATACTGCCCCCGCCAGTGTCGAGCGGATGCGGATAAACGTAAGGGGTGTAATAACTTGCCCAGCTGTTCGTCCCCACGCACTTGTAGAGCGTGCTTTGGTCGGTCGCCCAGTAGGCCACGCCGGTCGTGCAGCTTGCGGGGCGCGAAGCGAGCAATCCGCTGCCCGTTCCGCTGCTGCCGGTAAAACTCCCGGTGTACGCATAATAATCAGTGTTCGCAGCCAGGCCGGGAGCGTACCCGGTGTAATAGGTCGAGCTGGGAAAGCCAGATGAGGGGGTATAGCTGTTCAGCCATTCATAGAGTGGTTCGAGCGCCTGATTTGGCCAGGTTAACGTACCTGTCGCAGTATCGACTTTGCTTGGCGCCGTTCCATTCAACAGATCAGACTGCCCGGTTCCCGGTTCATCCAGGCACTTGTAGCCATAGGTTGAAGTGGGTGTTTGATCCCACGCGGATTCATCCCCCGAGAGCCCCGACGTGCTTCCGCAATATCCCCACCCTCCAGGGGTAGGAGACTGGGCATAGGTGGTATCGGTACTGCGCGTGGTGTGTAGATCTAGAAAGTGCTCGTAGCCGGATGCGGTATTGTTCCAGACCAGGGCCGTCGCCGACTGCATGTAAAAGAAGTCATACGTCTCGGTCGTCGGCGAAATAGCACCGTTGAACTGGTTTCCGTAAACCTCCATGCTCCGGCAGCCGCGGATGTCGGCTCCGGCACCCCCCGTGGGGTGCTCGTCCATGCCCACGTTGTTCATGGTGTTATAGCGGATGACGAGTCGGCCGCCGGAATAGCAGTCATTCATGTAAGAGGCCGATTGCCCGGGAATCGAACCGCTGTTGAAGACGTTGTTCTCAAAGAAGAAGGCGTTTCCGCTACCGAAGTTCGTCGCCGTGGCAAAGGAATCATCGCCGAAATAATTGGTATTCGTCGTACCCCCGGGATTGCCCCAGTTGTCATCCCAGACGTCGACTGCTCCACTGTCTTCAATGATGCTGTGGTCCATGACCCCATACATCCAACCGCCGGAGCCAATTCTCATCGGGGTATTCGGACCGGCATTCAGGTGAAGATGATCAAGACGAGTACTTTGCGAATATCCGCTTACGGCGACCATGCCGTTGTATTTCACATGGCCTGACCCAATGTTTACCGTCAACCCAGAAAGCCTGAAAAAGGATGATGCTACGCCCGGACCAAGACAGATCAGGCAATTCTGGTCTGCTCCATCGTTGTCGGTAATCGTTGTGCTGTCCGTTGCCGTGCAGGTTCCCCCGGGAGCGCAGGACCCGCTTATCGTGGTGGCCCCAATGATGGAGAGGTTGGTATTTCCTGAAGGCACATTGAGTGTGACCTGAGTGGTCCAGTTGCAGCTCCCCGCCGGGATATTTACCTGCGTCGTCGAGGTGACAACTGAGTTAAAGGCTGTCTGCACGTCGGCAGCCGAGCAGCTCGCCGCATTAATGGTTTGAGCGCGTACCATCGGCGCGCAGAGGGCCAGCAGCGCACCCAGGAGCAGTGTGAGTCTTTTCATGAAATGTCCTTGGAGATGATTGCAAAGACCTAAACGGCGCTCTGCGGGCTGGGCACGAACGGAAAGCCGGCGAAGTTCGGCGAGTCGCCCTGATTGATCGGCGCTGCGGTGCTCACATAAAACTGGTCGACACCCGGCGTCGGAGCCCACGGCATCGACGAATAGATATCGAAGACGCTGTGCGTGTTGCCGTTGCCGTCAACAAACTCGTTGTTGGTCGAGATCGCGCTCCAGAAACCGCCCAGCGTCGAGCCCGGGTTAGTGCTGACGAAGACCAGGTATCCGGCCACGAACAGGTTGAATGCGTAAATCTTCCCCGGCGTCGGCGAGATGCAGTCCGCAATGATGGCGTTTGTCGTTGTCCCCACGAATACGTTGAAGATGGGGATTGAAGGGTCGCCCGCAGGAATGGTCGCCGCCGTGTAGCCGGCCAAGGTCGACGTGCTCTCGATGACGTTCGCGGGAACCTTCTGCGTCACCACATCCAAGAACGAGTTGATCTGAAATTGAATCTGGTTTCGGCCCAGCGTCGTGTTTGCGATCCGGCCGCCGAACCATTCGCAGGCGCCGAGCGTGCTCGCATCGCCCGGCGTCGGCATGAAGCATTTCCAGATCCTTACCGGCCAGTTGTCATAGAAGTGCTGGCGGGCAAGCTGCAGCGGCGTTGCGGTCGCCGCGCTCGAAGTAAAGTCTTGGTTTGAGGGTGACCAGCTTACTGTGGTGTTCTGAACGTCGAGTCCAACCTTGCATGTGATCGACCCCTTGGAAACCACGGCTGGATAGAACGTTCCCCAGGGCGGATAGATGACCGGTGCCTCGTGGTCGGTCATGAAGATGGACTGCGGGTTATCCTGGTCGCCGATCAGGTACAGGTGCCGAATGAGAGGGTTGACGGTGCCCGCAAGATACGTGACGACGGATGTGGTTGTGTCAACGCCTGCACCGCTTATGCACTGTCTCACGGTTTCACCGAAATTGCCTGGAAGAAGTAGTAGTCGATTCCCTGGCTATTCGTGTTTTGAATGGTCCACGTAAAGGTCTGGGCCGATGTGCCGCTCGTGTAGAGCACCGCCGAAGTCATTAAGAGAATCACCCTTACTTCACGGCCAAGGTGCTACTAAAGCACGCGCCGATGTTTTGACTCTGTGTATTTTGGGCCGACCAGGTGAGTGCTGCTGAGCCACTTGCCAGTCTATCGGCCATGATGCCCGCATCTTGCTCCAGACCAGATCCCTGGTAGTTATAGAAAGTACCCGTACCAGCAGCTCCACAGCCGGTGTTGGTCCCATTCGGGCATATTTCCTCAGCAGTTAAGAACTGCCCCACGTTGATGCCACTGATCGTATCGAAGTCCTGGTTAAAGTAACTCAGCACCAGGGCCGGAAATCCGCTGGGAGTGATGTGTGCTCCTGTTGCCGTCGAGCTGGACGCACATGAAGTATTTGTCGCACACGGCGTAGACCCGGAACTGCAAGTGGCCGTAGAGTCATAGCCAGATGCTGCGCCTGCCACGTCGAAGAAAACCCACAAGGGATCTAGATCGGATGGGTTGGCGCCATAGGTCACGGTCACTTTTTCTGTCCCATTGCAAGTGGCCGGATAGTTGGTGGTGTTGTAATACTGGATTGAGAACCCGTCTCCCGAACTGTCTACCCTGGTGAGTCCTGCCCAAGTGTTGCTGTTGTTGTCGGTCACCCCTGTGACTGTTGTTGAATCGATGTTTCCCACCAATAAGATCGGTGCGTTGCCCTGACATGGGAAGTTGACCGTCTGCGTGGTAGCGGTGGAAGCGGTTGAGTATCCCCAACCATTAGTCGATGGATACCCAGAGTTTTGAACTTCCATCGAGAGTAAGTAAGGGCCGGAAGGATGCGCTGCACCGGCTGTCACGGCTTTGATTGCCAAACCCGCAATGTTCGCACGGGTCACCGCCGAGGCTGCCGTTATTGCGCCCGTGACCGCGCCAGCGGTTGCCTGAATCCCAGTCTGCGCTGCTGACCAGCCGAGCCCGTCGTTTGTGGCGAGCGTCCACGTCGGCGTAGTACCGGTTTGAGCTGTATAACTAGTGAATCCGGTGGGCTTGGTACCGTATGTAACGGCGTTTGCGGCAATTAGCAAAAGGTCACCGTTCACGGTGGGCGTCATCGAGGCACAGGCCAGCGACGTGCCGCTTGTTACCGTCGCCGCGCACGCTTTATCAACCGCTCCCAGATTGTCGTACTCCCACATGGTCATCTGATTGTGAGTTGCGCCTGTAGGCGTGGCGAAGGTCAGACTGACGCAATGCGAAGCATGAGTAACCGGTGCGACGTAAAAGGCTATTGTTTGGCTACCCGCTGTTTCAGAAGCACCGGAGGGGAGGGAATAAGTATTAGATGAAGAGCCGTCGTCGGTTAATGAAATGTTACTTGTGGCAGATGCCGTGACCACCATGACAATGATAGTGTTTCCCGACTGCGTAGCGTATGGGAAACATTTAACCATATAATTGTCGGTAACAGCTCCACCGCCCAGATTGGTGTTTACCTGAACGTCAGTCGCCGTTACGATAGGTCCCTGCACCACAGCAGGCGTCGGGACTGACGTGGCTCCCACGTTAAATCCGGCCTGAACATATTGCCCCAGTGCGATCGCGGGCAACATGCAGCAAGCCGCCATGAGCGCCCATAGTAGCTTTTTCATCAGTTAGCCTGCACTGTGATCAATCTTGGGAAGGTGACGGTGGCCCCGTAGAAGTTTACGGCCGAAGTTGCTGTGTCAGTTGCTCGTCCCACTTGAATAATCATTAAGCTGCCGGCGACGCATCCGGTCACGTCGGTCGAGTTCATTTGCACGTTTGAAGAGACGAAGAACTCATTCGCGGTCGCCGACGAAAGCGTGATCGTACTCGATGAATGGGCGGCATTAAATGACACATCGTCCGTCGTACTGCCATCGCCTTTCGCGCAGGAAACCTTGATTTGGGGAATGATCGTGTGCGAAGAGGAGCCGTCCGTCCCCGGATAGGCGAGCTGGAAGCGAATGTAGGGGTCGGTTCCGGTATCCCAATCCTCGGGGATCGTGACTGCAAACTGGGCGAAGGTCGTCGATGTGTCGGTGATTGCGATATAGCCGCCGAGGTTGTTTGTGCCCGCCCGGCATGTGACCGTTCCCCCGGAAGGAATGGACCAGCCGGCGCCCGCGGTCGTGTTATTGCAGTTCGCCGCAGGGACGAAGAGGCGCTCGGGGAAATCAACGAACGTCTCCGGCGAAACGGCGCCCTGGCTGACGCCTATCTGCTTCGTCGTCCCAACCGGCAGCGCGCTAAGTCCGGCCGTCTGCGCGAGCGCCTGCATGGCTACCGCCAGCGCCAGCAGAGTTAGCGCGTTGCGGATCCTACTCATTGATTACCCCGGGGCCATCAGAGAGCCACGCGGTTTGAGATTCATCGTAATTGAAATGCTGAGAACTGCATTTGGAGAGTGTGGTGCCGACCGTCATGAATCCGTGGACATTTGACGGCGGAGTTACAGTGTATCCGCCGGTTGCGTTCTGGCAAAAGGTAAGGACTTTATCCTGGCCGTAGTAGTTAGCCGAAGGTGCGGCAAGCGTAAAGCTAGTTACACTTGCAGTCAGAATATTCGTACTGTATCTAACCGTGTTTGAAAAAGTTGGGGTAGTCGAAGAAGCCACAGATTCATAACTGGCCACGATGCCGATGGGGGTTGTCAAGCCACTCAATTGCGTAATCGAGCTATTGTTTCCCGTGGCCGCCTTACCGTTCAACTGAGTCTGGATTGAACTGGTCGGGTCCACGTACCCCATCGTGGTTGGGGTAACTCCGTCCAGAGTCTTGTTGGTCAGGGTTTGTGTATCGGTGGTGCCTACGATCGTGCCGGAAGGAGCAGTTAAGCTTGTGCCAAAGGCCGATCCAGTGCTGACCATGATGCCGCTGGCAGGAAAGGTCTGACCAGAGGGGGCAACGCAGTCGCCGCTTGCCGGGACGAGCACGTAGGTCGCAGTTGCGCAGCCGGTCAGGTTTGCAAACAGCGCTTCCGTCGCTGATAGCGTTAGGGGCGGGCTTATGCCGGGGGCGGGCAGCCCGGAGGTCTGGGCCATGCTCAAATCTAGGTTGTCCCACACGATGAACAGTAGTAGATATGCCGTAATCTTCCGGAGCAGTTTCATGTGGTGCCGCCCTTTCGTTTACTGGTTGATGACGCCTGGCGTTTGCGCAATCCAGGCTGAGTCCGACGTGTAATACGTAAAGCACTGCTGATTGCGAAGGGACGCCGTTGTGCCGATGGGATTCATGAAGCCGAGAACATTGCTCGGAGGCGTGACGGTGTAGGCCGTGTTGGTCGCGTCGTGCGTAAACTCCAGGCACTTGGGCTGGCCGTCGGTACCGGCCGCCAGCGTGAATGTTGTGATGTTCCCCGAAAGCGGGATCCTGCTCGATGTCGTGGACAGAGAGAACGTCGGCGTCGCGGAGAACGAGAGATTTTCGTTAGTGAAGGTCCCGCCGCTCGGCGAGATTGCTACCGGCGTGCAGCCCGTCGTCAGTCCCTTCGCGTTAAGCGTGACCTGGGAGACGTGGGTTGCGTCGCCGCACGAGCCTATGTTGCTGTTGACCGTCGCGAGGGTTGCCGGCTGCGAACCCGTCCCTGGCCCCGCCATCACATCGCCGGTTAGCTCGTTGATGCCGCCGGGCCCACTTCCTCCGCCCGGCGTGGGCGCACCATTGAATGCCGAGGTGATATCAACGTTTCCCGTGATGGTGACGGGCGCGGTGTAGCAGGTACTGGCGTTCGGGGAGGCTGCGCAGATTTGAAACTTGGTGATCGACGGCGCATAGGAAAAGAACGTGTTGTTCCATACCAGCAGCGAAAAGGCCCCGTTTAGATTGATTGCTCCGTTCACCACCGTGACCGTCGGCCCCCCGGTTCCTTGGGGGATGAAGGTGGCCGTGACGGCGCCCCCGGCGTAACTGCTGATCGTGGCCGTGACTATGGCCTGCTGGGCAAGCGCGAGCGGCGCCGGCAGTAGCAGGAACAACAGTGCGGCCAGCTTTCGCATCGGTTGGCCCCCGTTACGAAGCATTGACGGTAACGACTCCCGTGCCGCCCGTCGGTGAGAGCGTGACGTTGGTTCCGGCCACAATTTGGGTTACCCCGGGCGGGGCCGGTGCGCCGCTTAATGGTGTAGAGATGTCCTGGCTCGAAGAGGTGATGAGCACATCGGCGGCATAGGTGGTTGAGCCGTTTGGGGAGGGTGCGGCGATGATGAAGTGCGTGATGGACGGCGCAAGAGTGGCGTCGGTGTTGTTCCACGCCGTTATTGAAAAGACGCCGGATGAATTGATGTTGCCGGATGCCTGGAGCACGGGCGGGGATCCGCCGCCCTGGGGAACGAAGAATGCCCGAATGCTTCCGCCTGCGTAGGCGGCGACTGTACCGGTGACGGTTGCTATCTGGCTCATAGTGGTGTCGGCCTCGCTGTGGTCAACTTAAGTGTTCCGGTACCGTTCTCTGCATAGCTCCCGCCGATTGTCCAGATGCCGCCGCCTTGGCCGGCTACTACGGCCGCTGCCTGCGATCCGGCGTTAAGGAATTTCTCGAAATCCTGGCTGTCAGTAGCGAATCGCACGCGGAAATAAAAGTTGAATTGCGCGGTGATGGGCGGCGTTGGCGCCGCAGTCCATTTGACGTAAAGCCCCATGTACGAACCCGTGGGCAGCGCCAGGCCAGGTCCAAGGACGCTGTAGCCGGTCGTCTGGTGGACGCCCGCAGCATAGAGAGATATCGCGCCGTCGAGGTCGGTCACGTCCTCATAGAAGTTGCCGTCGAGCGTGCGCTGAATCGGCGAGTAATAGTTCCCAGCGCCGTCATTCACGAGATCGAGTTGCGCGAGCGGCGTATTCGGAATCCCGGTCAGCAAACCTTGGTCGGAGAAGACTGCCGTTCCGCTGGCCGTAGTCCCGCCCGAATCGTTGAAGACTGGAATGGTCGCGCCGGTCGTTCCCGCGGTCGTGACCAGTTGCCAGTGATGCGTCGGGTCGTAGATGCCCGCGCCCAGGGGATAGTAGGTGTTCGCGGCCCATGGCGTTGTCACGAGCGCCGGGCCCACGTAGTTGTCATCCTGATCCAAGAACAGGAAGCTCCCGGCCTCGCCGCCCATGGCGTTGAAGAAGCCCATGAGCGTGCGCAGTTCCGAGACTGTCAGGAAATTCCCCCACGGGAAGTCGTGCAAAAAGTCATAGATTAGGGTCCAGGTCCAGCGCGGGTTGATCGCCTGCGCGATGCGGACCTCGTAGAAGTTAGGCGCGGCCTGGACGTCGGTGGCAAATTTTGGCGTCTTCAGAGTCGTGAACGTCAAGCCGGGAAGAACCGGGTAAACCGCCAAACTCACTGCGCATCCCAGTCCGGTATATCGACCGTCTGCCCCTTGAGTGCGTGCCCTGAATCGGTCATGAACTGAATCTTCCCGTCCTTAACGAAGCTGTGGCAGCGCTTGGCCGGGTCATCTTTGAAAAACAGTAGCGATGGCATAAGCGTTGGAGCGGTCTGGCTTCGATTCCACAGCCAGGTGTTCTTGGTTGCGGCGCCGAACGGCTTCAGGTTTACGGGGACGCTGTGCGGTGCCTTGCAGCCTGGGCACCAGAACGCCATGTGACCGGAGGAGGGCTCGTGCAGCCTCATACTGGATGTCCCCACGCTGGCGGGTTTCGTATAGCCGCATGCGCGGATCCAAAACTGGGAAATTCCGCGAATAGGCAGCCCCCGGGAATGATGCGGGACACGGTCCACCAGCCGTATGCGTTTCTTCTAACGTGCCACTTATTCATCGCCTCAGTGCTCCGCTGTTGATGCCCTGACGCACGATCGAGAGAATGTCTTCGGAGTGCGTTGCGAGTGTTTGCTTCATGGACGCATGGTCGAAGGCCCCGCTGATCGTTGGGCTGTAGTTGATATGCGCGCTACGGGAATTCGAGGTTGAGCTATTCACCATGCGTTCGAAGTTCTGCGTTTGTGGAGCGGAGAGAACGCGCTCGCCGGCATGGGCCATGATGGGTACGGGCATGCCTGACATACCGCCGACGACGCCGCCAGCCTCGAAGGCTGCAAGGGGCGCGAACGCCATCACCGCCGCGAAAGTCGCTGCGGCCACGCCTGGAGCTAGTTCCGGGCCAACGAACGGGATCATTGCAGTCGCAGCGTAGGCGCCTGCTGCTGCCACCGCCGCGTCTCCCGTGACCGAGGCGACGTTTGATGCTCCCTGTAGCGCATGGCCAGCAACGAGGGCCGCAGTCCCGGCCGCCTGTCCGGTAGTAATTGCCGTTACCTGAGCGGCCTGCGCGGCCACGATTGCGGAGGTCTGGGCAAGCTGAGCCGTCGTGATGATGGCGGTCTGTTGCGCGCTTGCCGTGGTCAGCAATGCCGTCTGGGCGGCTGCTGCTGTCGTCGCCGTAGTCGTCTGCTGCGTCTTCCCCAAGATGGCGAGCAGTTCTGTCTTGGCCCACATCAGGGCTTGCTGCTCGAGCCACTTGAGGACGAAGTTTGCCAGTTGCTCAAGAATGTGGTCGAACATCTGGGCGAAGATTACCGCCGGCTTCTGCGTTGACGTAATCATTTTGTCAATCGCAGAATTCAGGTCGTTGGTTATCGCGTTGTATGCCTGCGTGAAGCGCGCCGTCTCCTGCTGCAGGGACTTCTCTGTGTCCTGCAAGCGCTCCATGTTTCCCTGATGGACAGTAGCCGTCAGCTTGTCCTGGAGCGACTTCATTTCGCCGGTTTCTTTACTGTTGGCCTGGACGAGCAGCGCCACCTCTTTCTCGAGTGCCTGCTGGGCTAACTCGATGCGCTTCTGATCCCCGCTCTGCTCCGCCGCGAGGAGCTGGTCTTGCGCCTTCTCGGTCG